AGGCGAGTGTGTGTGTGACCTGGGGGTAGGGGGTTGAATGCCGTTCGCTTCCACGACGATCCGGGATCGTCGGCGGGCTGAGGTTCGCCGGCGTGACGGGGATGCTCCGTGTGCGTTGCGGATCACCGCGGATTGTCAGGCGTTGAGTGGCTTCATTGATTATGACGCTCGTGCGCCGCATCCGCGTTCGTTCGAGGTTGACCACATCGTCAGTACTGATGAGGCGCTTCGGATGGGTTGGTCTGAGGAAGAGGCTGACGCGTTGGACAATTGTCAGGGTGTGTGTCGGCAGTGTAATCGTGCGAAGTCGTCTGGTGTTCGTCCGGTGGCTGAGGTTCGTCCGTCGTATGTGAATCCACGTTTTATCTGATCTTGCGTCGTTTTGGCGCGTTACGCCGACGCCGGGCGGTCAACCGGCGGGTCCGAGAGGATAGCCGATGGCTGAGTACACCACGTTGAATGAGGCGATGGCCGCTGGTGATGAGCTGGCGGAGGCGCAGATTCGTTACCGTCTGCTTGCTGAGGCGTTTGAGGAGAAGCCGCAGCTTCGTTCGCAGCTGAACACGCAGATCGAGCGTGCTAAGGCCGAGATTTTGCGGTTGAAGGCGCTCAAACCTGAGTCGGAGTCGGCTCCGACGGAGTCCGGCAAGGTTGTGGCTTTCGATGCCGATCGCTTCCGGAAGTCGGGTTAACCCTGCGCCGCTTGTCGATATTGCCCGCCAGTGTTTTATCCCCGATGACATAGCTTTCACGCGCTACAACGAACTGATCGCGCCTGAGCTGCCCGGTATGGGGATTGTGCTCGATCGGTGGCAGGAAGACATTTGGTACGCGGCCCTGGGTTTGCGTGAGGACGGCACGCTGGCGTGTGATGTGATGGGTGTGACCCTGAGCATTGCGCGGCAGGCCGGCAAAACGTGGGGTGTCATGGTCGGGCTGGTCGCGATTTGTTTGTCGCGTCCGGGGACTCTGGCTGTTTGGTCGTCGCATCATGATCGGACGTCATCTCAGACGCTAGACAAGATTGCGGGAATCGTAGAGCGTCCGGAAATTCGGCCGAAGATGCGTGCCCAGCACCCGGTGGTGGCTACGGATGACAACCGGGGTGTGCATTTCGCGAACGGGTCGAAGATTCTGTTTGGTGCTCGCTCTTCGGGGTTCGGTCGCGGGTTCTCTGAGGTTGATATTCAGGTGTATGACGAGTGTCAGAACCTGAAGGATTCGGCGTTGACGGACATGCTCGCTGCGATGAACGTGTCTGAGATCGGGTTGGCGTTCTTTATGGGTACGCCGCCGCGCCCGCAGGAAGTGGCGTTGGGTGTGCATGAAGCGTTCAAACGCCGGCGTGATAAGGCTTTGGCGCCGGTGAAGAAGCGTCCGTTCAAGGGTATCTATGTGGAGTTCGCTCCGGAGTCTCCTGAGACTGTGGTGGCGGATATTGATGCGCCGCGGTTCTGGGAGAAGCTGGCGGAGGTCAATCCGTCGTTCGGGTTCCGTGTCGGTAAGTCGGCGATTGAGCGGCTTGTGGAGAACATGTCCCCTGAGGACGTTCGCCGTGAGGTGTTCGGCATCTGGGATAAGACGAACGAGACGCTGGCGGTTGTTCCGCGGGACCAGTGGAACAACCTGGCGGCGGATGTTGATGTGGATCCGGAAGATGTGGCGGCGTACGGGATCAACGCCACACGTTCTGGCTGGTATTGGATCACTGCTTGTTGGCGCGAGGGAGAGTCCGCGCACGTAGAAATTGCTCTTGGGACACAGTCGGAGGTGGAGGCGATGAATTTCATGTCTCGCCATGCCACTAAACGGACACCTATCAAGCATGATTCGACCGGTGCGGCGAAAGCGCTGGGGGAGAAGCTCAAAAAGCTGTACTTCAATGCGTCTGCCTATACGCAGAATGAGGCTGGTGCGGGGAACGCGTTGTGGCTGAGTTTGGTTGAACAGGGACGTTTGTCGCACGACGGTCAGCAGGATCTTGAACTGGCTGTGCGGGGGTCGCGCCGTCAGGATCGTACTTCGGGAGGTTGGATGCTTGTGCCACGTTCCGAGTCGTTCGATATCGGTCCGGCTATCTCCATGTCGGGGGCGGTGTATGCGGCGATGACCGCTCGCCGCCCGTCTGGGAACAGTCGCGCAACGCATCGGCGTAAGCGGCATTCGAATGGGGTGCCGGCGTGATTCAGCAGCAGACGGTTCGTATCACCAGTTTGTCGAACGACGAAAACGCCCTGATCAATGGGCTTCTCGCGCAGATTGAGAATTTGCGGTGGAAGAATCTGCTGCGCACGTCGTATTACGAGAACAAACGCACGATCCAGTATGTGGGGACGTTGATTCCTCCGCAGTACTTCAACCTTGGTCTGGTGCTGGGGTGGACGGGTAAGGCTGTTGATGCTTTGGCCCGTCGCTGCAACCTGGAAGGGTTCGTGTGGCCGGACGGTGACCTGGACAGTCTTGGTGGCACCGAGGTTGTGGATGACAACCATCTGTTGTCGGAGATTGACAGTGCGATTGTGGCTGCGATGCAGCATGGTCCGGCGTTCCTGATTAACACTGTTGGTGAGGACGACGAGCCGGAAGCGTTGATTCATGTCAAGGACGCCTCCGAGGCTACCGGTGAGTGGAATCGGCGGCGTCGCGGTTTGAACAACTTATTGTCGATCATCGACAAGGACAAAGAGGGCAAGGTGCTGTCCCTGGCCCTGTATTTGGACAATGAGACGGTCACCGCGCAGCGGGACAAGGCCACGTTGAAGTGGCAGGTCGACCGTGATGAGCATGTTTACGGTGTGCCGGCGCAGGTGTTGCCGTACAAGCCTGCGCCGAAGCGTCCGTTCGGGCAGTCGCGGATCACTAAACCCATGATGGGGTTGCAGGATGCCGGGGTGCGTGAACTGGCCCGCCGCGAAGGCCACATGGATGTGTTCTCTTATCCGGAGTTTTGGCTGCTTGGCGCTGATGAGTCGGCGCTGAAAAACGCTGACGGAACGATAAAGTCGGTGTGGGAAGCCCGCCTGGGCCGGATCAAGGGTCTCCCGGATGATGCCGATGCGGATATTCCGCAGCTTGCCCGTGCGGATGTGAAGCAGTTCCCCGCCGCGAGCCCGGATGCGCATTGGTCTGACATCAATGGGTTGGCGAAACTGTTCGCCCGTGAGGCGTCGCTTCCGGATACGGCGGTGGCGATTTCTGGGTTGTCGAATCCGACGTCGGCTGAGTCGTATGACGCTTCGCAGTACGAGCTGATCGCTGAGGCTGAAGGCGCGGTGGATGATTTCACGCCGGCGCTGCGGAAGGCGTTCATCCGTGCTTTGGCGATGAAAAACAAGGTTGCGATCGACGAGATCCCCGATGAGTGGAAGTCGATCGATGCGAAGTGGCGGGATCCGCGGTATCTGTCGAAGTCGGCGCAGGCTGATGCGGGTATGAAGCAGTTGGCGGCGGTGCCGTGGCTTGCGGAGACCGAGGTCGGTTTGGAACTGATCGGTTTGACACCCCAGCAGGCGCGTCGGGCCATGGCCGACAAACGCCGCGTTCAGGGCCGCGGCACGCTGCAAGCTCTGATTGACCGGTCGAACAATGGCACCACGGCTCAGTAACGTCCTGCAAGGGTTGACGGTACTGGCTCTCGATGATCTGGATGATCTTTGGTCGTTGAGCCCAGCAGAGTTGGAAGCCGCCTTGTTTGGGGTGTTTCCCGATGTGTTGGAGACGTGGAGCGAAGCCGCTATGGCGGCGGCGGCGGACTGGTACGACGAGCTGCGTGAAAGCGCTGAGGTGGCCGGCCGGTTCTCCGCGATCGTTGAACCCATCGAGGATCTTGGGGCCTACGCGCTGGCCGGGTGGGTGGCGGAACCGTTGAAACTGCCCGAACCTGACGTGCTTTCCGTCAAGTCTCGGTTGGAGGACGGCTTCCAGAAGCGTCTGGCCAACTCGGCGAACTACACGATCACCGGATCAGCCCAGGAGGATCCGCAGGCACGCGGATACATGCGGCGCACCCGGCCCGGTGCGTGCAAGTTTTGCATCATGGTCGCCTCCCGCGGCGCTGTGTACACCAAGCAGTCGGCAAGGTTCGCGTGTCATGGGCATTGCTACTGCGAGGCTGTCCCGGCGTGGGGTGGTCAAGCGTTGCCGGTGGAGCCGTACAAGCCATCGGATAAGCCGTCCACGCCGGAAGATCGTGCCCGCGTGCGGCAATGGATCAAAGACAACCTCGATTAGAAGGTTCACAAGACTTCCCGTCACATGGCGGGTTACGCCCACGTCCGGCGGTCAACGGACGGACCAGGAGGAACAAATGTCTGAGACTGTAGAAGGAACGACTGCGGAAGGCCAGGGCGGCAACAACAGCGGAGATACGCCCGCCGCGAACGAGTTCAAGGCAATCACCTCGCAAGAAGAGTTGAACGCCGCGCTGAAGGAACGTTTGGACCGCGAACGGTCAAAGTTCAAGGACTACAACGATCTGAAGGCGAAGGCTGCCAAGCTCGACGAGATCGAGCAGGCCAACCTTTCTGAACTCGAGAAGGCCAACGGTCGGATCACTGCTGCTGAATCTGAGCGGGACACCGCCAAAGCGGAAGCGTTGCGGCTCCGCATTGCGGTCACGCACGGAATCTCACTGGAAGACGCTGATCTGTTCCTCACTGGAACCGACGAAGAGACTCTCACTGCCCAGGCGAAGAGGCTCGCAGACCGCGCCGCGGAGCAGGCGAATGCCGAGGCCGAGCGCAAGAAGAAACATCCGAATGTGCCCAAGGAGGGCACGTCGACAAACAGCGGAACCACCCAAGAGGAAGAGGATCTCGCGTTCGCGCGGACCTTCTTCAGCGGCGGCGGTTCCTAACCTCTGAAAGGAAACGCCTCTCATGGTCGCTCTTGCAACCGGCACATTTCAACTGCCGAAGCACCTGGTGCCCGGCGTGTGGCAGAAGGCTCAGGGACAGTCCGTCCTGGCCCGCCTGTCGATGGCCGAGCCTCAGGAATTCGGTGAACAGCAGTACATGACCCTGACCGCCCCGCCTCGCGGCGAGGTCGTCGGTGAAGGTGCTCAGAAGAGCGAGTCGACGGCGACGTTCGCTCCCGTCACCGCCATCCCCCGCAAGGTGCAGGTCACCCAGCGGTTCAGCCAGGAAGTCAAGTGGGCTGACGAGTCTCGTCAACTCGGCGTCCTGCAGACCATGGCGGACCTGTCCGGTGTTGCTCTGGGTCGTGCTCTCGACCTGATCGGCATCCACGGCATCAACCCGCTCACCGGTGCGGCTCTGTCGGGTTCGCCGGCGAAGATCCTCGACACCACCAACATCGTCGAGCTGACCACCGGCACCTCAGCCAAGCCCGACCTGGCTGTTGAGGCTGCTGTGGGTCTGGTCCTCGGTGACAACCTGTCCCCGGACGGTGTCGCGCTGGACAACACCTTCTCGTTCATGCTGGCCACCCAGCGTGATTCGCAGGGCCGCAAGCTGTACCCGGAACTCGGTTTCGGCACGGACGTCGCTTCCTTCGCCGGCCTGAACGCGGCGGTGTCGGACACCGTCCGTGGCGGCCCGGAGGCTGTGACCGCGTCGACCGGTGTGTACCGCACCACCAACCCGAACGTGAAGGCCATCGCCGGTGACTTCTCCGCGTTCCGTTGGGGTGTGCAGGTCAGTATCCCTCTGGAGCTGATCGAGTTCGGCGACCCGGACGGTCTGGGTGATCTGAAGCGTCAGAACCAGATCGCGATCCGCGCTGAGGTTGTGTACGGCATCGGCATCATGTCGACCGATGCGTTCGCCGTGGTCCGCGACGCCGACGAATCCTGATAGGGGAGATCATGACCGCGAAGAAAGTTGAGACGGTCACTCTGATCGCCCCCAACGGACAGACCGTTCTGGTCGCCGAGTCCAAGAAGGATGCGCGTCTGGCCGGTGGCTATCGGCTGCCGGCGAAACGTGCATCGGCGAAGAACAGCAAGTGAACAGGATGGCGTGACCCGTGACTGAGATCATCAAAGCCGCAGACCTGCCCGATGACATCGCCGCGAATGCGATGGCCGCAGTGTGGGTTGACGGTGCGAATGCTCGCGCGTCACGGGTCGCGCCATGCCTGGCCGCCGACCCTACTGACGACCAGTTGGCGGAGGCGAAGCTGATCCTGATCGGCGCGGTGATGCGCTGGTCGCAAGCCGGATCCGGTGCTCTGCAATCGCAAACCATGGGTCCCTACGGGGTCACTTTCGATACGCGCCAGCGCGTCGGGTTCAACCTGTGGCCCAGTGAGATCACCCAGTTGCAGGACATCTGCAAGAACGGTGCGGAGTCGAAAGCATTCGCGGTCGACACCGTGGCCTGCGGGAATTACCACTCGCCGATCTGCTCTGTCTACTTCGGTGGAACATGTTCGTGCGGTGCGGTTCTGGCGGGTCAGCCGATCTACGAGCAGGAGCCATGAGATTCCCCACTCCGTTCACCGTCGGCGTGCATTCCTACTCTGAATCCGGTGAGGACGACTACGGTCGCGACGAACCGATGTGGACCCCACCCAAGGACGAACCTGGCACACCACAGGCAGTTCATGGATGGTCCTCACCATCGTCGACGGAGCCGAAGCTCGCTGGGCACGACAGGGTAGAGGTGCACATCGAACTTCTGGTGCCGCCGGAATTCTCGACGGGGCCACACGATGTGATCGACCTCGAAGGGGTTCAGTACGAAGTCATCGGATATCCGGAAGACTTCACTGGGTCACCGTTCGGTGGGGTTGGCGGCAAAGTTGTGAATCTTCGGAGGGTTGAAGGGTGATTGTCGTTCACACGCATGAAGAGCTTGCTGAATGCGAAGGCGCAACGCGTTTCTCCACCGATGAACACAACAACCTGTGCATTTGGGGTGGCTCCAAAACGGACCAACTGTTGGGTGTGTTTCACGCCGGACATTGGGTGAAAGTGGTGGTGGAAGATGACGATCAGGGTTAAGCACAAGATCGGCGGCTACTACAAGCTCCGATCGGCTGGTGGTGTGGTGGCGTTCGAGGAAGCCGCCGCGAAGGATGTGGCTGCCAGAGCCAACAAGCAGTTGAAAGGCAAAGGCGGTATTGGGTTTGCGGTGTCGAGCCGGCAGGGTGCACGGCGGCCACAAGGACGCTGGCGTACCAGCGTCGCTGCGGTGTCACCATACGCACGACGCCATAACGCGAAGCACAACACCCTGATCAGGGCTCTCAGTGGGTGACTTCTGGCTGCCGGACGCCCCGGGTGTGCTCACCGGCATCCGCATTGTCAAAGAGGGACAGCCGGGGATCCGGGTCTCCGACGAAATGCCCACCAACCGTCCTAACCGAATCATCATCATCTCCCAAGTTGACGGACGACGACCAAACCCAGTGCAGTCCGTACACCGGCTGCTGGTCGAATGCTGGCTGAGCAAAGCACTCCGATCCAGCATCAACATCGAAGCATGGTGCGGCGAAGTCTCGTCCGTACTACGTAACTCGGCCGGATCCTTGTTTTCGGGGGTGTTCTCCTACGGCTGGTCAAACCAGCAAGGACCCGTGGACTTCCCCGACCCAGACGTCACCGACATGGACCGGTGGCAGTTCCACGGAGACCTCACACTCTCCACCAAATAACTGAATACCGACCCTTTTTTCAGGCCCAGCCAATCAACGCCTGAAAGGGGCGCGAGCCATCATGGCCGATTCAAAGAATGTGTGGGCCGCAGGCCGGTCCGCTGATGACGAAGCGTTTTTCGGCGCCCCGCTTGGGACTCCTCTGCCGACCGACGCGATAGCTGAACTCGATGCGGCGCTCGAACCGCATGGCTGGATGGGTGATGACGGATTCGTCAACAACATTCAGCGTGACGTGACGAAGCACAAGGACTTCGCCGGCACCACAATCAAGACTACGCAGGACAACTACGAGGAGACCGTGGCTGTCACCTGCTGCGAGTCGAATCCGGTCGTGCTGAAGACCGTGTTCGGTGACAGCAACGTTGACGTGGACTTCACCGACGGGCATCGCAAGATCACGATCCGTCACGATGAGGCGCCGCTGCCGCGGAAGTCGTTCGTGGTCCGCGTGGTCGACGGGGTGAAGACCCGCATGCTGGTCATCCCCGAGGGCCAGGTGACAGAGATCGGTGAGGTGACCTGGCTGTCGTCCGAGCTGGTTCAGTACACCCTGACCATCGACTGTTTCATCCCCGCGAAGGGCTCGCATCCGGAGAACCCGGCCGGCGTCAACGAATACATCGACGAGCCGGACGTTCTCGACGAGTCGTAACAACAGTCCTGCCCGGTGGTTTTCCGTGGCTGGGCCTGGCCACCGGGCAGGCCCTCAGGCCCAGCCAAAAAACATCGAACAAGAAGGTCCAGCCAAAATGACCGACATCATTCCCGCCTCCGATCCGCGTGTGCGAGTCACACTGACATTCCACCCCGAAGGGCAAGCCCCACTGTCGGTGTCGTTGCCGCGGTGGGACTTCCTCGATGAGGCCAGTGTCCGTGACATCAAAGCCGCGTTGCGCCGCTTCAAGCAGGACGCGGAGAAGCAGAGCGACGAGATTCGCCGCCAGTTCCGCAAGTACCAGGTGGAGTCCCGCAAGTACCAGAAGGCGTTGGCGGCGTGGGAGAAACGACTCGACGACCCCGACGTTGAGGATCCTGGTCCAGAACCGGAGGAACCGGAACGCCCCGACTTCGGTGAACAGATGGACGAGCGGGAAGCTGAACGCACCGCGAACCTGGCGCTGTTCAAGGTGGTCTTGACCGATGAGCAGTTCTCGGTGGTGGAGAACTGCACCTCCGCGGAAATCGCGCAGGCCAAGGCCGAGTGGGATCGGGTGTCTGCGGTTCCGCTGGGGGAATTATTGGCCTCTCCGACCTCCTCGACGGAGAGCACGGGGGGGCCATCCGCGCCGACCTCCTCGCCCGCGGATGGACAATCCGAGACATCGGCCCCCGAATCTCCTGGGGTGACGTCCGCGACCTGATCGCCTGGCTCCCACCGAACGGGGACAGCGCCTACTACCGGTCTTTGCATCCCCGTTCATGGTGGTGGACACCGCTGTTCGATTTCCTGGCGATGATTCTGGTGACGTTGCAGGGAGCGAACTGGCAACGCGGCGGCGGTAAGGGAACACGCCCCAAGATTCAGAAGCGTCCCTCTGACAAGCCGCCGGCCGTGAGATCGGTCGCCGAACTCGACGAGAAGAAACGCGCACAGGCCGATCACATTCGGCGGCGCCGTGCACAGAAACAACGGGAGGTGGCCAGTGGCTAACGGAACTGAACTGGCCGTCGCCTACGTCAGCATTGTGGCTGAGACGAAACAGCTCAAGAAGCAGATCGATTCGGCATTCAATGAGGCGGAGTCGGCGTCCCGCCGTTCCGGGCAGAAGATCGGGCAGAACCTCAACACCTCCATCGGGAACGGGTTGGGCGGGTCGAAGAACGCAGCCGCCAAGGCTGGTGCAGACGCCGCTCAGGCGTATGAACGTGCCCTGCAGTCCTCCATCCGTGGGGAGAAGATCGGCAACGCTGTCGGAACGGTCATCGGTAAGGGTATCGGCCTGGGCATCAAGGCCGGTATTGGTGTTGCTGCTGCAGGTGCTACTGCCGCTGTCGGGCTGCTCGCTACCTCCCTGACCAAGGGCTTCACGCGGCTGAAAAACATCGACAACGCCAAGTTCAAGCTTGAGGCTCTTGGCCATTCGGCGTCTGATGTGAAGACGATCATGGATTCGGCGTTGAAGTCGGTGAAGGGCACCGCTTTCGGGCTTGATTCTGCTGCCAACACTGCCGCCACTGCGGTCGCCGCCGGCGTCCCCACTGGACAGTCTCTCACCGACTATTTGTCCAATGTCGCGGACGCCGCGGCGATCGCTCAAACGTCGCTCGACGATATGGGTTCGATCTTCAACAAGGTCCAAACCAACGGTAAAGCGATGACTGACGATCTGCAGATGCTCGCCGATCGTGGGTTGCCGATCTTCACGTGGCTGCAGAAGCAGTACGGGGTGACCGGTGAGGCGCTGCAGAAGATGGTTTCTGACGGCAAGGTTTCTGCCGCGGACTTCCAGCGCGCGGTGCATGACAACATCGCTGGGTCGGCGCAGAAGATGGGCCAGTCGTTCGATGGCGCGGTTCAGAACCTTGACGCCGCCTTGGGGCGGCTCGGCGCGACGTTACTTGGTGTGCCGTTCGAGAACGCCTCCGGTGGTATCGGTACTCTTACTGGCGCACTGGACAACTTGAACAACTGGGTCAGTGCGCACCAGGCTCAGATTGTCGACTTCTGGACGGCTCTCGGTAAGGCTGTGGTGTGGGCCGCGCAGTCCACACTGCAGGGCGCATCGGACATTATCGAAGCTGTTGCCGGTCTCGCTGGCGGTATCGGCAATGTGCTCGGCGCTGTCAACAAGTTTGAGGCGTGGCAGGCCGACATCCGCGGGGACCACGACACCGCCAACGAGTTGCGCACTCAGGCTGAAGAATTCTTCAGCTGGGGCGAGGGACTTCAGAAGGTGTCCGACAACCTTGCTGAGGCAGCGCAGAACGCTGGGAGTTTCTACGGCAAGCTCGATACGTGGGCTGCGAAGACGAAAGCCGCCGCGCAGGTCGCCGATGCTTTGGGCGACTCATTCATCAAAATCAACGACAACGGGCAGATCATCGTTGAGTCCAACGCCATGGAAAAGGTGGAGGAACTCAACGAACTCGGCATCGTTGTAAAGAATCTCCCCGACGGGTCATTCGAGGTTGTTCCGGGAACCCCGGCAGCGCAGGCCGCGCTGGATGCGTTCGTGTCGAAGAACTCGACCCTGCCTCCCGCCACCGTTCCGGTGGATGTGGACATCACCGCCGCCAAACAGAAGCTGCAAAACCTCTACAACGAGGTGTTCCATGCCCCGGCGGGGTACACGCCGCCCACAACAACTCCGGGCAGCGTGGGTGAAATGCTTGTGCCGGCCGGCGCGGACGGTTATGTGCCCTATAACCCTGAGGATTGGAAGCGTCCACGTTTCGGTGGGGGTCGTGCTCACGGCGGTCCGATCGGTGGCCCCGGCCCGAAGGGCAAAGACAACACCCTGATCATGGCTGCCCCCGGCGAGCACATGCTCACCGCCGATGAAGTTGATGCTTTGGGTGGGCAGTCCGGGGCATATGCGTTGCGTGCGGCGATCCGCGCCGGTGCGATCCCCGGATTCTCCAATGGTGGTGCGATCAAGCAGGGCGGCGTTCCGTGGATCGACCAGGAAATCGGTGCTACCGACAAGGATCGTCGAGGAACATCGCCCGACCCGAACCGAGGAAACAACCCCAACCAGAAGGGCCTGCCTGACTGGAGTGAAGGCGGCAAGTGGGGCGATCCGCCCCCCGGATGGTTCGACAAGCCGATCGACCCGGACGATTACCTGTTTCCGGAGTGGTGGCCGCCCGGTATGCGGGACATTTGGAAGCACCCATATGACCGCAGCAAGATTAAACCGTTTGCGGTTCCCGGGTTTGAGAATGGTGGCGCGATCCCCGCGATCGACTACGCCTACCAGAATTCGGGCCAGCCGTACCAGTACGGGGCGTTCGATTGCTCAATGTTCATGTCGCAGATTTATGCGCGCATGGCAGGTCTTCCTCCGGGCCGGTACTTCACCACCGATTCCGACTTCGAAGCGTTGGGGTTCAAGCGGGGCTTTAAGCCCGGAGCATTGAATGTCGGCACCAACGGTGGCAGCGGAACTAACGGTCACATGGCGGGCACCCTGCCCAACGGCATCAACGTGGAGAACGCGGGCAGCGCCGGATCCATGTATGGGGCTGGGGCGAAGGGCGCCAACGACTTCTCCCAGCAGTGGTACTACGAACCGCCGAACTCCGGAGACATGGGGGACATGCAGCAGCACGGCATGTCCGCTGGCCTGCCTCCTGGGCCGGTCGGTGCCGGTGGGCAACCCGTCCAGGGCAGTGATGGTGCCGCGCTCCCCACAGATTCGGGCCGAACTGAGGGCTACATTCCTGCCGGCGCCGGCAACACCAGTGTTGCGGGTACCAGCTTTGTGTCCGGGTTGTACAACATGGGCGCCGAGGCGATCAACGGTCTGATCGACCAGGCGGCTTCTGCTGCGGCTACCGCGGCTTCGGCTGCCGCAACGGCGGGCAGCTTCGGTGCCGGCGGTCAGGCCGCGGGACCGGCGGCGGCGTTCGCAATCGGGTTGGGCGCCAACGCCGCTAAGCGTGGCGTATCGTACGGGGCTCAAATGCTCGGCATCGGCACAGACGCGTTGATTGAGCAGCTGACGCCGTTCGGTGCCCCGCGTTGGTTGTCGACCGATGTGACAGCGTTCATGCCGCAAATTGGTGTGAATCCCGCCTCCACCACCACAGCTGAGCAGATGCAGCAGCCCGGCGGGCAACCTGTCGCAGCGGGGCAGCAGCCGGTGGGTGGCCCGCAGCCCCCCGCGATGCCTCACCAGGGCAGCGGCTCCGCGCCAGGACCGGGAACACCGACACCACCGTTGGGGGCGGGCACACCGGGGCCGCAGCAGGCGGGTCAGCCGGTCACCCCGGAGCAGACCGACTGGTGGCGCAACATTTTCTCCTTCGACCAGGGAGGCGTGCTGGAACCGGGAATGGTTGGCAAAAACTTCTCCAGCCGCCCCGAGTACGTCTTCACCGAGGACCAAATGGCCGAATTGACACCAGCAATGGGCCGCAATGCACCCCTTGTGGGAACGTTGCAGGCACTGGATATGGATGAGGCGATGAGCAAGCTTTCGAAGGTGCAGCGCCGCGAAGCGATGACTCATCAGGGGCGGCCATGAGTCAGCCGGGGATCCGCGATATCTCCATCCACGGGCAGAACGACGAACACCTCTGCGTGCACGGCGAGGACCGTGGACGCCAAGGTGTTTATCTGTCCGAGGGTGGGGTGTCGGAACTGTACGACACCCCAGAGAAGCAGACGTGGAAGCAGGGTGCTCGGCAGCGCCGCGCCAAGCAGAAGTCCCGCAAGCCGGTCGCCCGCGACATGGATTTGCAGTTCACCTGTGTGGAAACGAACGGCCGCACCGCGGAGCAGAACGAGTCCCTGCTGATCCAGGCGATCGGGTTCGAACTGGACCGCTACGACCTGGACGCCAAGTACGCGAAAATCAGTGTCTCCACGGAAATGTCAGGCACCAGATACTTGGACATCGTCCAGTACGAGGACCCTGACCTGTCCCCGAAGATCGACCCGATTCAGCAGCAGCTGTTGAAGCCGCTGTTGAAGATCCGGGCCGGCGACCCGGACTGGTATGAGAAGCCGCACGTGTCGACCGCCATATTCACTGAGGCGGGCTGGGGTGAGGTGGAGGTGTCCAACCCCACCAACCGTGACATGTTGGTGAAATGGGTTGTCACCGGCGGAACCCCGACGCTGCCGGACTTCTCGTGGGGCGGGAAACCAGGGAATCGCTCCCCGATGGGGAAGGATGCGGCGCGGATGGTGCCGTGCCGCAACATCACCCCCACCGATGGCGGGTTGACGATCGACCTCGATCCCGATGAGTTGATGGCACGCACCGCCAACAACACCAACTATCTGGCTCGTATGGGTGGTCAGTTCTTCATGCATGTGGTCCCGCCGCACACGCAGAAACAGAAGCTTCCCGTGTACGTGACGGACGTTCCCGAGGGAGGGGTGACTGTGCAGTTGATTCAGCCGCGGCGCTGGTCCCGCCCGTGGGGTCAAGAGTGGGTTAGCTGAAGTGATCGACGTCGAACCGGACCTCACCGCCGAGTGTGAGGCGATCTGGCGTGCCACGCTCGCGCAGAAACGCCAAGAGCAGATGCTGCGCGACGAAGACGTCCTCATCCGATTGTGGGATGGGGACTGGGGCTTGCACCACCTGATGCGCAACGAGTATTCGGCGACGTTCGCGTGGATCTCGAATGATTCGGGGCCGGCGCAAACCGAGGTGCCGTTCGATTCTCCGGAGGGGTTCTGGCTCTACGACATGTGGGGCCGCATGGAACGCGGCGAGAAACGCAACGTGCACATCACCGCCGACTATTGCGGTGCCCGCTGGTCGGGCCGGCTCGACAAGTGTGTGGTGGAGTACCGCGAAGACGGTGACGTGGTCGTGGTGTGCGACTGGCTGCACGACTATGAGAACACCAAGTGGTATTCCGTGTGGAGTAACCCTTGGTTGCCGGCTGCATTCCAGTTTCCCCGCGCCTTTCTCGTGGCAGGTCCGGTCACGTGGATTCTGAAACTCGCCCTGCACCTCCAGTTGATCCGGGAACACAACCCGCTCATCACTATCCCTGACGACCCGCTTGACTTTGCGTCCTACTTGGATGTTTTCGACCAGTCCACCTGGCAAGTAGTCGTGAAGCCAACGTCGTTCATCGACGCGATGAACTCCGGTGTGGTGTGGGGCCTGATTTCTAGCCGCTGGCAGAACTGGCACGACATGGCGCACACCATGCTTGAGGACGCCGAACTGTCCGTGCAGTGCACCCGCTACCTGCCAGGCGATCCGGAGCCGTGGCGCGGCGCGAACTTGCGCTACGGAACCCTCGTCATCGATATCGTCGACAAGTCTGGTGTCCACATTGGAACTTCGAACGGCGGCACCACATTTGACGGACTGGCTCGTACAGTGGCCGAATTCGCCGACGACTTCATCGATTCCACTGAGAACCTCATCGAGGACACCGACCAGCCGAACGACTACTTCCTCCCCAACCTGCGGTTGACCCACAAGGAACACCCGTACGCGGTGTACCGGCAGGTGGAGACCGGGCAGCACGTCAACTCCCCAGCCAAGGGTGTCCAGGTCAACGTGGGCGGGCACAGCATGCCTGGCGTCAATGAGGCCATCTCAGCGTCGATCCAGGCGGCCTTTGACATCCTGGGTGGCCTCGCCCAGATCGGATCCCTCGGCGGCACCGTCGACACCCTACTCAAGCCCCTCTACGAGGACACCATACTCGCGTGGTGGAGCGTCAAAAGCATTGAACGGGCGCAAAAATCCGGCTGGTCACGGTACTTCGAGTACTTCCAGGACGGCGCCAACAAGGCGTACACCATCGCATCCCTGATGGTGTTGCGGGCCGGGTTCTGGGCAACCAAAACTACCATCTCCTGCAAACTGAAAGTTATCGACGGTGCCCCGTACCTGATCGGCGACAACGGGCTAGGGCACTACTTCCTCGATGACCGTTTGGGATACGTCATCCCTGATGATCCGAACGGTCGGATCTGGATGGACCGCGCCCGCAAGATCGAACTGAAACTCACCGAAGACGGTGCCAAGGAATGGATCCCCACCATCGGAGACGACAGGGCTTTGCAGGACCCTGCCCAGAGGGCGTGGGGAAAGATCGAGCAAATCGTGGCCGGACTAAGAGATTTGGGTGTCTACTGATGGATTTCCCGACTCGCGAGAACTGCGACCCCACCAACCCGGAAGAAGCATTTCTGTGGATGCTGGTGGCGTGGCCTGGTATGCGTGGCGGACAGTTGGCGATGCCAGTCGACTACCTGCGGATGGTGTCGAAACGCCTGTGGGACTGCGGTGCTCGGCCCACAGAGGAACCGGTCATCAAGTACCGCAGGCCGTCCGGTAATGAGCCGCACTGGCTGACCTCACCTGGGACGTGGGTTCCGGTGGAGGAACCTGACCCGGAGCCGAATCCTGCCCGCGATGCAGTGGCCCGGCTGACGCCGCAGCAGCAGGCCGAAGTGTTCCGCGAACTGCAGCGGCTACGTGAAGAGGAGTCCGGACGATGATCGGCGACTACGGCACACGCTACGACGACATGGTGATCCGCCGCGGACAAGACTTTGTTCACGTCTTCGAACTGGCCGCAGGTCAGTCGTTCGCCGACGACACCACCGCAGAGTACGAAATCTATTCTCGGGACACCACCGAACTTCTCGGGTACTGGCCGGCCGCTGAGGTCACCTCGACCTCAGTTCGGGTCCAGATCCTCGCTGCCCTTCTGGATCCGATCCCGAACGGCGCGTTTTACACCCTGTACGTGCAAGAACCCGGGTATCCGCGTGTGGCGTGGTTTGAAGGTCCGGTGTGGAGGAAGGGACGCGCATGATCACTTCACAGTTGAACGAGCTGTGCGCCGCCTACGGCAACGTGGACGGGATGAGCCTTCACACCGCTACCGGGTCAGACAACTCAAACATGCTCGGCAGCAAGGAGTCTGTCACATGGGGAACCCCCACCAACGGAGTCATGTCTAGCAGTGTCACTTTCGAAGAAGTCAACGGCGCTGTCCGGTTCGTGCGCGTGTGGGACGGGGATACGTTCATTGAAGAGTTCCCGATCAACGGCGGCACGGGGGTGGAAGTTGTCTCCCAGTCGGTGACGGTGGCGATTCAGCATCGGGCGTCAGCATGATCGGTGCTTCGTCGTCACGGTCCCACAAGCCGATAGCCCCGCCCCTCACGGACGGGGTTTTTTTGGGCGCCGTTTCCCGAGCCTCACATTCAACGTCCCTGTCTTTGAAGACACGCATCTACGACGACTTCAACGACGGTGTACGCGACTGGATCAACGTTCGTGGACGACTCACCACCACCGGCGGCGCATCACCAGATATCACCGCTGAGGACAGCCTGTTCGATCCGTTGTCGTGGGTGGTCGGTGCTGCCGGGTATCACCGAACCGAGATGCTGTCCGACAACATTAGGGCAAAGATCACTGTCCCTGATGGGCTGATCATCAACGGCACCTCGCAGTTCTGGTTTTGTGGAGATACGGCGATGACTCATTACTACGGGGTGGAAATCGCCTCCGGGTTGTTGACCGGACATCGGATTTCCCTGATCAAAGGCACGTCTCCGAACTCGTGGCGCCGCTACAAAACCACCAGTGTTGCGTTGGCGGCCGGCAACACTATTGAGGGCTGGTATGACCGCCCAAACTCAACGCTGCGTATGTACCGCAACGGATCTCAACTCGGATCAGGTCTGGTGGTACCCCCCACAGAGATTCCTCACGGGCCTGGCCGTCGGCGGGTCGGCGTAATCATGGGTGCGGACTGGTGGATCGCTCCCGGCGGAAACTTCGCTGATTTCGAGGCTTGGGACGTATGACGCAACCAGATGGCCAGTTTCCCGATTCGGCATTCAACTTCGGTTCGCTAGCCGAGTTGGCTGCCCGCCCCCAGTCGGAGTGGCAGTCGATGATGCGGGGGCAGACATCCGCAGGGTTCGACAAGTTTCTGTCGGCGCTGTTCGGTTCGCTGCCTGAGGATTTGCGGGAAGGTATCGAGTTCACCCGCGCGGTGATCACGGCGATCATCCGGCAGATCCTGAACCTGCCGGGTCAGGTCTGGAACACGGTTGAGGATGCGCTCGCAGCGCTCGGCTCTTGGGCGTCCGACATTCCCATCCTCGGCGACATCATTGACCTGATCAACTCGATCCTGTCGCCGATCTTCGGGGGTATCGACTTCTCCGACGGTGTGCAGCCGGCTGAGGTGTGGGAGACGGTCACCCGGGTTTTCATCGAGCCCTTGAACTTGCTGATCGGTCCGCGGTCGTTGCTGGCGCAGCTGTTCGGACAGTTGGGGCGGGCGCAGTCCATCAACTTGCTGTCGGCGGGCGAGTTTGCTTCCGGTTCGATCACGAGCGACGCCGGCTGGTCTATCGATGAGGACAAGTCGCGCAGCAGTGACGGTTCGGGTGCGGCGAAGATCTTTGCGGATGGCACCCAGAAGGCGATCCACACCGAAGACGTGATCGCGGTGGCGCAGGAGTTCACCCCGAAGGTGTTCATTGCGCATGAGGGGTATGTGGGTTCGGGTGTTGCTGTCCGGTTGCAGGTGATTCCGCATCGCGGCGATGTGACAGATGAGCCTGTCGATGTGGCGACCTACACGCCGAGTGCGGCGGATGTGGAGTGGCCGGGTGTTGAGCTGTCGGGGGTGTATGAGCCTGCTGAGGGTGTGACGGGGGTTCAGGTTCGGCTCCTGGTCACTGAAACCGTCACGGGTGGAACGTTTTATTTCGATGATGCGTCGGCGTCGCAGAACACCCGGTTGAAGCAGGATTGGGTGGATGGTTTGCCTGACGTGCTGCAGAACTTGTTGGGTCGGATCGATCTGCTCATTGAGACGATCATCAACACTCTTAGGGGCACGGTCGGGGCGATTCTGAACCCGTTTGAGGAGTTGGTGGAGGCGTTGACGTCGATCAACCCTGCCAACATTTTGGGGTCGTTGGGTGCCGGCAATATTGCTGACGCGATCCAAAACTTTTTGGACCATCTCGTTGGCGGGTTGGTGGGTCAGCACGGCACGGGGGCGAGCCTTCCGGACTTGTTTAACACGATCCTTCAGGTGTCGTCGAACGCGGCGCAGGGGGCGTTTGCGTGGCTGCTGGCGGGGATCTCCACCAATAAGCCGGTCGATAAGGGTTTGTTGCCTTCGGGGGACGCGAATTATCCGTATTCGAATGCGAATACGTGGCTTCCGGTAACGCAGAACGCGACGCTGGCCATCACCTATCGTGCCGCCAAGTCGGAGCCGATTGGTGTGATCGGCTGGCTCGGCAAGGGATCGCAGGACATCACCGCGTGCTACGCCAATGTTCGCAAGATCGACAAGGCTACGGGTGCGCGTGTGCGGGTGCATCACTCACCGAACCTGGTGTCGCTGCTGCCTCCGGGTGACACAACCGGCTGGGTGTACTACCAGCTTGACGAGGCGCTGCCCCGCGAGGTCAGCGACGAGTTTGAGGTGCAGGTTGTGATCGTCGGGTCGGGCACGCACCACATCCGCGGCTACGACGAAGAGGATGACATTCCTGATCATCCATATGCGAACGTGAAGTCGACGGCGGCGGTGCGCGACGAGACCGCCAATCCGGACAATCCCCCGTTGGTGATTGCGAAGTCGGCGGTGGTACGTTCGGCGAAGGTGCCGTGGATTGAACTCGCCGTCGATACAGGTTCGGGTTCTGATCATTACGACCCGATGGTTCTTTACTTGGGCACGAATGAGACGACGATCGCGAAGCCGAAGTGGGCGAACGCGTTTGACCTGTTCGGTGTGGGCGGGTCGGGTGGCGGCCGGCAGGCGTCTTTGGCGCAGTTCGGTGAGGGCGGCTGGCCCGGTAAGCCGAACGGCAAGACCTTCATCGAGGGTGAAGACTTCGACGCCGATGAGGACGTGATCATTTCCCTGATTCCGGGCACGCCGGGTGCTGGTGGTACGGGTGTGGGCGGCAATGGTGGCGACACCGTGTTCTCGTTCGAAACGTCGACCGGTGTCCACGAGTTGCGGTGTGAGGGCGGTGCGGGTGGTGATTCGCTCGGTTTGATCGGGAAGCCGATCGGCCGTGGTTACCCGGAACCGTTGGAGTACAACGGCGAGCAGTATTTGGCGGGCGGGCATCAGAAGGTGCCCAGTGGTGGTGGTATCGCGCCGGGTGGTGGCGGTAATGGTGGTGACCGGTTCCTCAACCATGGTGGTCCTGGTGCTCCTGGTGGTGGCTGGGTGAAGTTTTACCGCCGTGCGGTGGATGCGCCTACCCCGGAGCCGGTTGATACGACGCCGCCGACGCCGCCGGAAACGGTTGTGGTGGGCAAGACGTTCTCGAGGATCACTGTGCGCGCAGAGGGAGGCACCGACGAATGATCGTCTCCTACAACGTGTATGACGCGGACACCCAGGAGAAGCTGAACATGCTTCCGGTGCCGATCGATGAGGACTTCACGTGGGATGGTCGATCGTCGGGAACGGTGTACCGGGTCTACACCACGAACCTTGATCAGGCGGGTAACGAGTCCGAACCTTCTGCGGTGGTGGAGGTCGCCACCGATGAGGTGGTTCCCACTGAAAGTCCGATGGATCCGTCTTTGACGGCGCAGATCGACCAGATCGTCGCTCAGGGCATGGCCGATGGTGCGGGGCCTGGTGTCGGCTTGTACATCACCAGCCCGCACGGGCAGTACCTGCAGACGTACGGCATTTCCACTGCGGGGGTGCCGCTGACGCCGGATATGCATTTCCGGATCGGTTCAGCGACGAAACCGTTCACGGCCACCGCCGTGTTGATGGCAATCCAGGACGGCCTGCTGTCCCTTGAGGACACGATCGACCAGTTTGATACCCCGGAGTTCAAACTCAGTGATATCGACCAGGCCGACAAGATCAAGATTCGCCATTTGATGATGATGCGGTCAGGCGTTTTCAACGAGCAGCGCGACCTGAGCTTCATGCTCAACTTTGCGTTGATGCCGAAATCGGAGCTTTCCGATTCCGCTTGGTTTCGGATCCTCACGAGCCACAAGTCGGTTCGTGAACCTGGAACGGGATTCGAATATGTCAATGCCAACTGGTTCATCATCAGCCTCGTTTTGAGGGCGGTGCGTGGCCGGCATATTCGCGACATCATCACCGAAGACATCATCACCCCTTTGGGGTTGACGGAAACGTCGTGGCCGGCGACGGCGAAAATGCCCGCCCCGTACGCGGTTGGTCATGATGGGCTGCTGGGCGGGATCACCACCGAGACTCACCCGACGTATCCGCATTGCGCTGGGTCGCTGGTGTCGACATTGACCGATCTGCACAAGTGGGTTGGCCATATGCGTGATGCCACCCTGTTGACACCGGAGATGGCGGAACTTCGTGACTCGATGTTCTGCCCCATCCCTTCGGGCAGCCCATATGCGCCACCGGAATACGGTTACGGATTGGCCTGGTACGACTACGGCGACTGGAAAGGCCATGCTGGTTCTTGGGTGGGATATGAGTGCTCACCGATGTACCACAAGGAATCCGGGTCGATCATCGTCTGCTATGAGAATTCTCAATCGGCTGGCAAGAACGGTGTTGGCGTCCAGACGTTCTCACAGATTTTCCCGGAGATCGCGAGGCTGATTCTTCCGGATTCGATGCCGACGAAGGAATACACGTCGTGTGTGATTTCTTCTGATCCGTTCTTGGGTAAGCCTGCCCCGGCGAACCTGGGGTACGGGGGTATATCGGCGCCGATCACTGGTATTGGGGGCGGTACGGGTAGTTTCGCTGCTGCGGCTGGTTCTGATGTGTTTGTCGTTGTTGCGTGGGATCGTTCGAGTGGGTCTCAGACTGCCACCTACGGTGGTGTGGCGATGGAACGGGTCGCTGTCGTTTATCACAACAACGACGCGGCTAAGGGTGGTCAGGCGTTGTTCCGCGCCGCGGGGGCTGGCACTGGTTCAGCGCAGACGATTGTGGTGTCGGTCAGCAGCGGTGCCTGGGCCACGGCGTACGGATTGACGTTCGGACCGGTGACCAATGTGGGGTCTGTGTCGGTGAACTTTGGGCAGGGCACGTCCCATAGTCATTCAGTGTCGAACGTTTCTGGTTCGATCACGTTGCAGATGTTTTCGGCGGCTTATGGGTCGTCGGAGTTGGGGGCGGTGTCTGGTGCTCGGCGTCGTGCGCATTATTTTGGGGTATCTCCTCAGTTGTTGGTGAGTACGACGATTAAGTCTGGTGATGTTTCGGCGTTGTCGGGGCGGTCGAATTTTTGGGCGTCGATGGCGGTGAGTCTTAGGATTGCTGCGGATGTGGATGCCACGCCGTTGCCTGCCCCGTTGAAGATCACTGGTGGTCAGCCTGCGCTTGTGGTGGATGTGGCGAACAAGGTCATCACCCCCACGAAGGCGAGCCTGTCGATTTCGGGTGGCCGTCCTGGTGGGGAAGCGCTCTTCCCTGCGGGTGCCGCACTTTCGGTCACTGGGGGGACCCCGACGGTCACTGTGAAGGCAGCGTTCGAACCGTTCACCGAGGAGAACGTGAATCGCACCAACGCCCCGGTGCCGGTGGGCACTACGGGTGCGTGGGTGCGACTGGGCGGCGCGGGCGGCGGCGGCGGCTCCGGTCGACGCTCGAACTCCGGGTACCGCTACGGCGGCGGCGGTGGCGGTGGCGGCGCGTACATCGATGTGTGGGTGCCGGTTGAACTGATGGGCCCGACGTATTCGACGACCCGCGGCCTCGGCGGCGCTGGCGGTGCCAAGTCCTATTCCGGCGACGGTAAGGACGGCAGCGCGGGCAGCGCGTCGTCCTTCAGCTCCGGCAGCGTGTCACTCACCGCGAACGGCGGCCAGGGCGGCAAAAAGGGCACCAGCTCATCGAGCAGCGGCGCGCGCGGCCTCGGCGGCACCGCTGTCATCACCGGCCTCGATGCCACGGGTTTTTCCGGCGGCAACGGCGGCAACGGCGGCAGCAGCCCCACCAGCGGCCAGAGCAGAACCAACGGCGCAGGCGCTGGCGGTAAGGGCGGCGGCGGCAAGCTGTCCAACGACAACACCATCAGCGGCGGCAACAACGGAACCAGCGACGGCCCCGCCGGTAATGGCGGGTTCGGATCGGCGGGCGGCAGCGGAGACGGATCTGATGCCGGCACCGGCACCGACGGCTACAACCGCATCGAGTGGTCGAACCTTCCGAATGGGGGTGCGTGATGCCCGGTTGGATCGTGGAAACCATCACCACCCCCACACCCGCTGCGGTGGGGGTGACTGGTGGAACCCCCACCATCACCGCCACCCAGAACGCTGTCATCGCACCAGAACCCGTGGAGCTGGTCATCACTGGTGGGCAGCCTTTGTCCGGGCCGGTCGCTGTACCTTCGGGCGCGGCACTCACGATCACCGGTGGCACACCAACGGTCACTCAGGACCGCCTACTCACCCCCGCTGCAGCGGGAATCACCATCACCGGCGGTCAACCATCGGTCACCCAACTCACACACCTAACCCCCGCCGCCGCGACCATCGCGGTCACCGGTGGTCAGCCCACCATCACCAACCAATCACCCGCCGCATACAACACAGTTGCTGCAGGCTCAGTAGGAGCCTCCGGTGTCGCCAACTTCACCATCACCGCCTCGACCGGAGCAGACATATTCGTATCCGTATCTTGGGACCGATCAGGAGGGTCAGTCTCTAACGTGACATGCGGCGGCGTCACAATGACACAAATCGCCAGCATCGAACACAACAACACCTCCGCCAACGGAACCTTGCGCCTATACCGGCTAGCAGGAGCAGGAAACGGCACAGCCAAAACAATTTCCGTAAGCTCCAGCGGCAGCATGTGGATCGCAGCATCAGCGATCTCATTCACCGGCGTGCCCACCACATTAACGCCAGTGACCAACTACGGCTCGGGGGCAACGGCATCCCAATCAGTCACATTGACGGGAAGTGTCGGATTGCTTGTCCTGTCGTCAGGCGCGGGAGGTGCGGCAACAGGCACCTACTCGGGATTTACCGGAATGACGAACCGGTCGAACCAAAACGCAAACGGCACCCAACTCACCCAGAACACCGTGACGACGTCGGGAACAGTGTCGGCAACGTCTAGCAGTTCGACCCCCTGGGCGAGTGTTTTCGTCCCCTTCTAACCCAACCACCAACATCGGAGCCCACCAGAAATCCTGGTGGTCTTTGCCATTTGAAAGGAAACTCCATTGGCCGCTGGAACTTGGACGCTCGTGAACAGCGCCCGCACTAATCTGCTCAACGGCACCTTCGACATCGACTCCGACACCTGGAAAGTCGCCCTCGTCACGTCGTCCTCCAACATTGGTGCATCGTCCACCACCTGGGCAGGTGTCACCGGTGAAGTGTCAAACGGCAACGGCTACACCACCGGTGGTGTCTCCGTCACCCTCACCCTCACCGGCACCACGAGCGTGGCCGTGTCATTCGCCACCAACCCCGTGTGGACCGCGTCCGGATCGGGCATCACCGCACGATGGGCAGTGCTCTACGAGGTCAGCGGCAACGTGCTCGCCTATGTCCTTCTCGACGCCACCCCCGCCGATGTGAGCGTGGCTTCCGGCAATACCCTGACGATCGATTCGGACGGGACACCTTCGCCGATCTTCACTCTGGCTTAGCTACGTCGAGCCATCCAGGCGTCAATGGTCTCGGGGAGCCAACCCTTGACGCGGCCGACAATGGCATCGGGCTCGGGGAGTCGGCCGGGTACCTGGCTGTATGCCTTCACTGTGTTGAGGGCAAGGCCAGTCCGTTCAGCCACCTCCGTGATGCTCAGATATCGGACCATACCCACTATGGTACATGTACTTGCGGGCACACACTAAAGTGTGTAGAGTCTGATTCATCAACTTGAGACACCGCCCGGCGGGGCGAAAGGCCTGAGAAACCAACCCCGCCAGGCGGCCCACCCCCAACAGGAGGCCCGAACCATGTTACGCACCACCACCGCGACTGTCTTCGCAATCGCCGCACTCGCCCTCGGAATACCCGCCGTCGCAGACGCCCAACCCGGCATGTGCGACAACCACGGCACCGGCCACGGCATGATCTACAAACACGCCTGCGCCAAAGGCAGTGGTGGTCAAGGCGCAGTGTGGACCCCCGTCATGAACGGCGACGGCACCGTCAAAAAGGTCATGACCGACGACGGCCTCAAGACCGTGAAGCACTGCGTGAAACGCTGCGGCGGCGGCCGCCACCACGTCGAAACCACCGACATCTGGTGACCGGCCATGAAAATCCACGTGCAGTCCCGCGGACCCGCCGGCTGGAACGCCACCGTCCTGTTCACCACAGGAACCGTCCTCACCGTCGCTGACGACCAAGGCCGCAAACACCTCATCGACACCTCCCGAGTCGCCATCAGGAGGCTGTCATGACCAGCCCCGAAAACATCACCATCCGACTCGGCAGAAGGTACCTACCCCTCATCCCGGTCGTCACGATCACTCTGCCGCTGTTCCTGTTCACCTTCGGCCTCCTACTCGGCTACGCCTGCCAGGCAGGTGTCCTGTGAAACGCGTAGCGGGGGCGGTTGGGACGGGAATCCTGTGCGGCGCAGCCCTCACCGGCATCCTGTCCTGGATGTTCGCCACCGGATGCCCACTTGTCGACCACTTCATCGAAAACGACACCCTCTTCTACATCTGAACAACCCCCAGAAAACCCCGCCACCAACACGGTGTGCGGGGTTTCTGCATGAAAGGACCCCGCCCGTGCCGGACCTCGAAACCCGTGTCGCCCGACTGGAAAAGCAACTGCTCGCCCTCATCGCCCAGCACGAGCAGCACACCCACAAGTACGGAACCTCAGTGGTCAACTGCCGCGAGGTGGAACTACACACCGAAAGGCCATAGCCGCATGGGAATCCTCAACAAAATCATCGACTTCGACCCCATCATCGATCGGGCAGTCGACAAGGCGATGGGGAAGGTGCCGGTCATCATCGACGCCCTGGAGAAGAAACTGCTGGCGATGCTGCCCCTACTTGCGGCGGCCGCGGCGAAAGCGATCGTCGACGAGATCGCCGAACACATCCCGGCCGTTCCGATGGTGGGGGATGTCATGGACATTGCTGACAAGGTTCGCAAGGACTTGAACGACATCCCCGACATCGACATTCCGATCCTGTCGGACATTTTCGACCTGACCGAATTTCTCAAGGGACGCCGATGAGCTTCACCTGGTTCCGCCCCGAAGGCCCGCTGCGCACACGCGAACAGGTCGCCCGCGAAGTCCATGCCGTGTCGCTGTCCCGTGGCCTGGACGATCTCGCTACGGTCATCGCGCTGATGACGATCAGCACCGAGGTGGGCACCGGCACCGGCGACAACCGCCAATGGTGGTGCCCCGCCAACGACCGCGTGCCCGCAACGAAGAACTACCCCCACGATTCGAAGAGCGACGACAACCGATCCTCGGGCTACTTCCAACAGCAGCCCGGGCCGAACGGCGAACCGTGGTGGGGGACACCCGAGAACATGATGACCCTGTCGCAGGCGGCGAACACTTTCCTCACACGCCTCGCCGACGACTACGGACGCGCCAAGGACAACCCGCGCCTCGCTGGCGAGTTCGCCCAGCGGGTGCAGCAGTCCGCCTTTCCTGACCGGTACGCCGAGAAGTGGGATGAGGCGTGGTCGGTGCTGCGTCGGGCGCTCGGATCTCAACCACCCACACCCCCGAAGGAGACCCCCGTGACTTGGACTGGTGACCCTGTTTGGCTCGAAGAAGTCCTGCGCCCTGCTCTCGGTGACCGGTTGAAAACGCTGCCTGGGTGGCAGAACTCCGGCCACGGCGACTTCAAGGACATCCGCGGTGTCATGGTGCACCACACCGGAAACTCCCGTGAATCAGCGCAGTCGATCCGCAACGGCCGCCCCGACCTCGCAGGCCCACTCGCCAACATTCACATCGCACCTGACGGCACCGTCACAATCGTGGCTGTCGGGGTGTGCTGGCACGCCGGCCAGGGATCATATCCGTGGCTGCCGACAAACAACGCCAATGCGCACATGATCGGCATCGAATGCGCCTGGCCCACCCCCCGCCCCGACCTGCCCAAGGGCTACGACCCCGCCGAACGCTGGCCCGACGCACAGATCATCTCCATGCGCGACACCTGCGCTGCGCTCGCTCTGAAACTGGAACTGCCTGCCACCCGCGTCATCGGCCACAAGGAGTGGGCCGGTGCTGCGCAAGGCAAGTGGGATCCGGGGAACCTCGACATGTCGTGGTTCCGCGGCGAAGTCCGCAAGGACATGGAGGGGTTCGTGTTTCCTGGCGAGCACCCGCCGATCGAACCGCAGCCCGGGCCGACGCTGCCTCCGGACTATGCGAAGGAGACGTGGGACCAGCTGCGCATTCAGTGGCCCCAGTTGGGTGGTCGCACGCTCGTTGATGCTGTCGCTGTGATCGGCGAAAAACTCGGCATCGAAGGCTTCTACGACGTGAAGAAGACGCAGTCATGAAACTCAACGGGGTATATGTTGGGTTGGGCGAAGGTGACCGCAGCCCAGTCATTGTGGAACTCAAGGCCCTTCTTAAGCGGAAGTTCACGCCTGCCCGGAACACCCTCGACGACAGTGACCTGTTCACCCCAGCACTCACGGCTGAGGTGAAACGCGTGCAGGACGTGTACACCCGTGAGGGGAAACCGGGAGCACCGCACTACATCCCGGGTATCGTCAATTTGGAGTTCAAGTACGACGTTGGGCTACTGAAGCGCCCGGATCCGGTGAAGCCGATCATCTTCACCGTTGAGGGCCACATGTCGAACATGTTCTTCGGCCCGTGTGCCTCGACGGCGAGCCAGCTCGAACAGGAAGGCGTGTGTCACTGGAAACCGGTCGGCGACTGGGACACCACCGCGTTGCCGTTCAAGAACCACACCGGTGTGGAAGCCTTGTACCGGCAGTTGTCTCGCCACGAGATTGAGGGTCCACCGGTGGATCCGAACAATCCGAATGGCCCGAAGGTGATGTGGCCGTTCCCTCCTGGAACTCCGTGGGGTGGGATCGGGTTCTCCCAGGGCGCGATGGTGTGGTGCGAGTTCATGTGGAAGTACGTGCTGCCTTTGAACGCGCCGCTGCACTACCGGTTGAAGGACTTCCGCCGGGGTCTCATGTTCGGCAATCCGCGCCGCGCCAAGGACGCTATCTGCGCGTGGGCAATCGATCCGCCCGATGAGGGTACGAGTGGCATCATGCAGCACAAACTGTTCGATGCTGTCGCGCTTGGTATCGGTGATCGTTGGGCGGAGAACGCCAACGACGATGACATGTTCGCCGAAGTCTCTGACAACGCTGCCGGTCGGGATCAGACGGCAATCGCCCGGATCATCACCGAAAACTCGTGGGTCGGTGGTCCGACCGCGATCCTGACGCGGGTCTTGTCGCTGTTCGGCAACCCAGTCGGCGAAGGGCTCGGCATCGTGATGGCGTTGTTCGACGCGATCATGTTCCTCGCCTCCAACCCAAACCCGCATTATTCGACGTTCGCCACACCTGGGGACGTCGAATGGATGAGGGGTGTCGCATGACCGAATGCGGTTGGTGCGCCGGCACCTACACGAACTGGAGCGTCCACACACGAACGATGAGACACCGCGTGTGGACGGTCATCGCAACCTTCTTTTTCCTGGCCTGAGAAAGGAAAGAAATGTACACGATAACCTGGTTGAAAGACACCGCTGAACGTGCCATATCCACAGCCGCTGAAGCGGTGTTGGCGTCCGTCGGCATCTCCGCCGTAGACCTTTTTCACTTGGACTGGAAAGCCACGTTGAGCATCGCTGGCGGTGCTGCTCTGGTGTCGGTGTTGAAGTCGCTTGTCGTTGGCGCCGCTCCGGGTGGTACTCCGGGTTCGGCGACACCGGTTGTTATCGGACAGGCGAAGTCTGATGAGCTGGGGACGTGACGATGTGGAGCGCCGACTTCTGGAACGGTCTCGGCGTTGTCGGCGTCGTGCTCATCGTGGGATTCCTGTTCCTACTTTCACTGCAGCGGGGTTGGCTCGTGCTGGGTATCCATCACCGTGAGGTTGTTGAAGGTCTCAGACGGGAGAACGCTGCTTATGTTCAACGCGCTAAGCAGGATGCTGAGGCGATCGCCGAGTTCGGGAAGGCGGACGCTAAGCGGGCTTTCAATGAGGATGGTGTGGCTAAGATCCTCGCTGCTCTCCGTGAGACGATAACTACGGGTGGAGGGCAGTAGTGGTGAAGCACCGGTGCACGATGATTGCTTGGTTGTTGAATCCGCTTCGTCGTGAGGTGGCTCAGGCGCATCGTTCTGCTGCGTTGGCGGAGGCTGAGGTGGTGCAGTCTGCTGAGAGGTTGCGGAAGGTGAAGCGGCAGACTGCGCACTCCACAGCGGTGAATGATGCGTTGCAGCGTGAGATTGTGCGGAACGGTTGGACTGAGTTGTTGCAGAACGCTTGGGGGGCGCGGTGATGCTTGGCTTCTACATGGCTGGGTTTTTGGGGATTGTGGCTGTGTTCCTGTCGGACGTGTGGCTGGACATTGATTACAGGTTGGCGGCGAACTGGACGCTGACGTTGATGGCTGTGTTGGTGTCGGTGTTCACGGTGTTGTATGGGGTTCGGTCGAAGTGGGGCACGAACCGTATCGGCCGGGTGTTTTTCACGAAGAGTGTGTTTCTGACGGTGGTGTTGTGGCAGGGCACGTTGTCGTCGTGGGGGGGTGCGGATTATCCGTATCGGGACACGATCCGGTTCGTGATTTACGCGTCGGGTGTGGTGGCGTATGCGCCGATGATTATCACGTTGTGGTGTGAGCAGCGTCGGGATCGGCGTCGGCGGGCGGCGCTTGCGGATGCCTGATCCGTGGATTGATGGTTATGTGGGGGTGTGGGTGTTGCTGTTGTTGGTTGCGTGCGGCGCACTCCTCGCATACGCAATCCTTGTGTGACTCAATCATGATCGTCTAGGCTTGAGGGTCTGGACAACGGCAACTGTTCAGGTTACGGGGCCGCCCCGCTTGCACAACTCTCCAGTGCAAGCGGGGCGGCTTTCTTCATGTCTAGTTTGGGTACACCCGTCGAACGGAATCGAACCGGCGGATCGCATGTATCCGCGCACCCAACCACGTGCGGTATGGGCCGATATACCGAGTCGTTCCGTACACGGTGCGGCGCAGGTACCAACCGGGTTTCAAAGCGTCAGCCATTGGCTTCTTCCCATCGTTTCTTCAGCTCGTCCATGAACTCGTCAACCACGTCCATCAGGACGAACGTCACCATGAGGAACGGCGCTATCCACGTGGCGATCGACGCGTAATACAACACGCGGCCCACAGTGTGCATCGGTTCCTCGTCGCTGCCGAATGTCTCATCGAAGCGGGATTCATACCAAGCAAGAACACTCATCGGCTTGCGTCCTCCCATTTCTTCATGTTATCTGAGGTCGTCTGCGGCTGTATCCGCTTGTGTGTTCTTGGGCGTCGTGTCGTAATCGGACGCAATCGCCCTGCCGGCGTACCTGCTTAGGACGGGGCATTCCTGGGGTTGATGTATGGCCAGGCAGTAAGGGCACGAGTGGTCCTCAACGAACGGCCCGTAGCGCTCGTCGGGAATCAAGGCGAATGTCGACGCATCATCCTGCGGCCTGGTGCGTATCCACCCGCCGTAGTCATGGTGCCACCGGGCGTTGAACCTATCGCGCCAAGCTCGATCGCGGTGTTCAGAGCTCAAATGCGGGATGTCGGTCCCTTGCGTTGAGGCCTTCATAGTCATTCCCTCCCTGCGGTTCTCGGTAATAGGAAACATGTGCGCGCTGTAGTAACTGCGGACCACCAGGCCGGATGGCGAACGGTCATCGATTCAACCCCTGATAACGCTACGAACCTGCCGGCTAACCGGTACACCGTGTTCGCCGCCTCAGCATCATTCGATCCAATCACATCCCCCAACGCTTCGGCCTGATCCGCCAAACGCCGCCACACCGATCCCGGCTGCGTTATACACCTGGGGGAGTGGGCACCCAAACCCTCACAACCACCACACATCAGGACAGCTCTCCCGCGTGAATACCCCGGAGGATGTCCGCGGCACGGTCGGTCAGATACTCGGATGTGTTCGGGTCCATGAGAACCCGGTCGATGGTCGCCACGATCCGGTCCAACGCGTACTGCGCACCAGCCGTGAACGCCTCGCCTGCGATCGAGAATTGGTTGAGCGAGTCACCGATGGTGGAGTGATCAGGGTTGCGCTCGGCTTCGTACCGGTCAGTAGCTGCAGTCATGTCAGCCTTCTTTCAGCCATCGTTGGATTGTGTTGGTTGATTTCCCGGTCAGTACGGCAATCTCCCGGACAGAACCACCAGCAGCCGCAGCGTCCAGGACTTCACGGCGCAGCGCCGCAACCTCAACCTCAGCGTTCTTCAGCGCGCGGGCAGTGAGCTTCGCTGATGCGATGAGACGGGACCGGTTCGGCTCCGGGACAGTGCCAAGAGGACGCGCCACTTACTTCACCAGATCCGGAAGACGGTCCTCTACACGCCCGTCGGGGTAGCAGATCGTCACGCCCTTGCCGGACTTCAACGCGTGCCGAACGGTGTACCACGTTCCGCCAGTCTCACGTTCAGGTCCATCGGGGATGGCAATGAGACGTTCGGTGTCGGCGACGATATGACGGTTCCGCACTAGGAACGGCTTCGGTGACATTACGTGGATACCCCCTCGTTGAAACCACTTCCACGCGGGCATCATCAGCCGCTGATCACTGGGCGGATGAACGACGATTGTGGTGTCGAACCCGACGGCGATGTCATGAGCCTCTTCATCTGCATTGACGCATGCGCCGTGATGGAGTTGGCCGCAGTTCTCAAGGACCGATCGAAGCCAGTCCCGTTGCTGGGTGGTGATGGGATTTCGGGTTCCGGTCATGCCCAGGATCATGCGTCAATCGTAGCATCATCGCAACGATTGATAGGGGGGATCAGATACCCGATTCACACCCTGGCAACTCCTTACGCTCAGGCAGCAACACCGCGAGAGCATTCATCGCCGTGGAATTCCGCGCTTGATCCGCATGCGCATAGATGCGGGTGACCTCGGGGGAGTTGTGCCCCAGGATTTCCATGCGAGTCTGCTCGTCTGCGCCGGCAGCCCGGAGCACCGTAGCCGCGGTACGCCGCGCCGAGTGCAGCGTCAATGCCTTGCCTTGGCTCGAAATCCCGACAGCGCCGAGCAGGTCATTCCACGCCCGGTTGTCCTCGGTAGGCGTCACGGGATACCCATCGCCGCGGTGAAACACCAGACCGTACGGGTTCGGCCCTTGGTCGATGTCACGCAGCGTCTCCAACGCCAGACGCAGAGGCTCAATGATAGGAACCCATCGCTTGCCGGCCGCCGACTTAGGGCGCGTGAACGCCAAGGAGTCCACCACGGGCCGGTACTCGAATTTCACGGGAACGTCCCACACGGGATTGGTGCAACGTGACCCATGCTTCCGACCACATGGCCACGCATCGTTGATCTTGGTGCCGCAGCCGTGTGCACGCTTAAGCTGCTGGAGCTGCCACGAGATATCGATAGCGCCCGCGTCCAGGTCGACACGATCCCAGGTCAGCCCCAGGCACTCACTCTGCCGAGCACCGGTGAGGAACGCTAGCAACCACCGCGTGTACTCCATCTTGTTGCAACGCTCAGACGCGTATCCAAGGATCTGGTGCGCCTGCTCCACCGTGAACGGTTTCCGCTCACCCTTGTACACCTCGGGGGCGTCCACGGCATCGACGACATTGCGCCGCAACAGCCCCTCGGCTACGGCATCCTTCAATGCCCGATGCAGCAGCACGTGCGCCTTCTCTGCTCGCCGTTCACCACGGCCGATCGCCGCATGCATCCGCCGCACATCGGACGGTTGAAGATCAACGAGCTTCTTCCGGCCGATCACTCGCACGATGTTGTTCACCGTGCACTCATAGTCCCGGTACGTCGTCGGACGGATCCGCTCCTTGTGAACGTGAGGCAACCAGTACCCGAGCCATTTCTCCACAGTGACGGTTCGGTCCAAGCTCAGACCATCCGTCAGTTCAAGCTTGATCTCTTCCAGCTTCGCGACCAGGGTCCGGTAGTCGCTGCTGTAGACCCGCTTCTGCTTGCGCTTGCCGTTCTCGTCGTAGCCCAGTTCGAGGCTGCCGACCCACATCCCGTCCTTACGCTGAAATATGCCACCCTCGCCTTTAGCGCGAGGGGGACGCTTCTTCCCCGCCTTCGGCTTGAACGCCATTGCTGATCCTCTCCTGAATCAACGCGAGCTTCCGCTCAACCGTCTCTCGGTCTTTCCCATACACCCGCTTCTGCCGGCGCTTACCCTCGGCGGTGTAGCCGTCTTCTATGCTGCCGACCCACATCCCGTCGGTCTTGCGTTGGAAGATCGCCCCGTCACCCTTGGCGCGTTTTGGCCTTCCAGGCTTGTGCCTGAACCCGCGATAGATGACGTTGTGCAGAGGACGTTCGAACTGGATCGCCATCACCTCGGCGTCCAGCAGCTCTTGTTCGCTGTCGAACCTCTCCATGCGGATGGTTGTGGCGTCTTTCCACCAGAGGATGTTTTTCCTGTGGGACGAGATTCGCTGAAGGATGTGCAGGCTCGCGCCGACGTAGAGCAGTTGTTCGCTGCTGTCGAAAATCCGATAAAGGATGTGCTCTGCCATGGGCTTCACTGTACACGGAACTGTCAACGAGAACATGCATACAGGGTGTATCCCTACTGTTGGCGGGATACCTCTGACCTGCGAAAACACCTTCACTGCCAGCACCGTTCTTGCAAAACCTGTGGACTCATAATCCGCTGGTCGTGGGTTCGAGCCCCACCCGCCCCACCAGCTCACAGCCTATTTAGCCTCCCCTAAGTGTCCACTTCGCTGCACACGATCACCCCGTTGCACACGAGACCCGTGCGCTAGGTGTACACGCTGCGTACAGATGTTGAATCTCAGCAACGACTGCACACCAATGTTTACGCTTGCGTAAGGAAAAAGTTGCCTATGCCGCCGGGGCTAGCCACCAACACCACACAAACCGGAATCCCAAGCGTGAACCACCCGGCCACACCAAACAAGATCGTTGCTGGACAAGATCGCATCACTTGCAGTTGCAACCAAAAAATCGAATCCACGTTTCACCCCAAGATCAACAGGCCAAGATAAGACCCATCACGTCGGGGGACGAAACACACAGCAACACCGGCGTAACTCCAGGGGGAGAACAACAACATGCTCGACGGCGCGCGAGACACCACAACACCAGAACAGCAACGAATCCTCGACCAGATACGCGCCGCGTTCGACTACATCCCAGACGGCCCCACGGCAAAGGACGAACTCCGTCCCTGGCTGCGCTGGCAGGCCGAGCACATGGTGCCCCAGCTCAGCTCCGACGACTTCACCGAATCGGAGCTGATGGCGTTGGTGGGGCTGTTAGGCCCGGTGTTCGCCCGCACCCTTGCGGGCACGCTTCCCGGACCCCAGGGGCGCGAACGTCCGACGCTCCGAGCCGTTTGACACCTCCTGGCCTTCCGCTTCATGCGGTGCTCCCGCCGGCGTGGGCGTACGACGGAACTGGCCGATGAGAGCCAGCAGAGCAGCCTTGTCGCGAGCAGAGAGTTCGGTGTCGAGTTCCACAGCTTGTTCGGGGGTCGGCATGTCGTATTGGGGGAGTTGTATGCCCATGCTCTGCAGGGCTGCGACGGCGACTTGGGCCGGGGTGACGCGAAGGCCGGCCGCGAGGGCGAGGATGACTTCGCCTTTGATGGATACGACCGGGTTTCGGTAGCGGGAGATGTTCGATTTCGATAGGACATAGCCCTTCTCCTTTGCGTTCCTCACCAGGTCTGGATCGGACCAGCCGTTGGCGGCCTTGATGCCGTCAATCAGCAGGGCGAGCTGGTGGTTGGTTGCCATGTCGCTACGCTCCATCTTTTGTGGTCCCGATGTCCACTCGGCTGGGCACTGCATCTATCGAAAGCTTGGACACTAGAAAGTATCGCGTTCCGGGGTGTGATACCCGCAGGTGGTCAACTATCTGCGGAAACGGTTTCAAGATTTTTCTTGCGCAGTGGGCACCGGCCATGCTCAAATGGACAGGAAAGCTGGACACCACGGACAGGAGGATGTAATGTCGGTAACACTGATCAGACCCACCCTCAGGGAGGTGTACATGGAGTTGCGAGACCGCAAGAAGCTGGCTCGACTGATGATCGTCCAGGACGAAACGCAGCGCTCGCTCTCGAAGGCCGCAGGTTGGTCTTCCCATTCCTATCTAGGACGTTTGCTTCGCGGTGAAGTGAAGACCCTGGACCTCGAAGCGGCTATCCGTATCGCGCACAGACTTCGCGTGCCTGTCGACGATCTTTTTGTGATCCACGTGGACAGCAATCCTGAACCCAGTGGACCGAAAAAGAAGTCACCGGCCGCATAAGAAAAGCCCCCACCTGTGTGCAGCAGGTGAGGGCGGAGACAACGAGGAGAAGCTCGAATGTCTGAACTCAATCGTATCAACCGAGGGGTCTGCCCGACTCCAGGGAAGAAGCAGTACCGGTCACAAGCCGAAGCGAATCGGTGGCAGCGGCAGAAGTTCGCCGGCTACGGCAACCGCAAGGAACGTCTCTACGCCTATCAGTGCCCGAGTGGTGAGCACTGGCATTTGACCCATCACACACCTGAGGTGCAGCAGACCGTGTTCGACAAGACCACCGGACAACCAGGGCTCGTGCCCACCTCGAACATGTTCGACGGGCACGACGTGCGGCACGTGTTCACCGATCAGCCCTACTGGGTTGCCAAGGACGTGTGCGAGGCCGCTGGTATCTCGAAGTACCGGGACGCGATCGTTCAGTTGGACGACGACGAAAGGGTGTACCTGTTCGTGGACACCCCTGGTGGTCCTCAGCGGATGGTCGCGGTCACTGAGGCTGGTGTGTGGTCGCTGTTGATGATTAGTCGGTCTCCGAGGGTGAAGCCGTTCAAGCGGTGGATGACGCATGAGGTGTTGCCGTCGATCCGTAAGACGGGTGGGTACGCCGCCGACACGAATATTGCGCTTCCTGATCGCAAGACTCTTGCGCAGTGGGTGGTTGAGGCTGAGACTCGCGCCGAGCTGGCTGAGGCGAAGGCGTTGGAGTTGTCGGTTCCGGCGTCGGCGTGGAATGAGCTGGCTGAGGCTGCCGGTGACTATGCGGTGTCGGATGCGGCGAAGGTGTTGTCGCGTGACCCGGCGGTGAACATCAAGGAACGCGCGCTGTTCCAGTACATGTCGAGCATCGGTTGGGTGTTTAAGCGGCAGGGTCGGTGGAAGGCGTACCGCACTCAGTTGGAGACGGGTCGTCTTGCGGAGAAGGTGGCGAAGCCGTTTTGGCATGAGTCGCGCGGTGAGTGGGTGAATGGTGAGCCCACGGTGCGGATCACGCCGAAGGGTTTGGCGGAGTTGCATAAACGTCTCGGTGGTACCGGTCAACTCGCATTGGTGGCGGCATCATGAGCTTCTCTTTCTACTCAAAACCTCAGCGTCTGATCAAAAAGTCACACGGCGGTGTGACCATCGGTCTAGGGAACTACGACGGAACCGACCTGGCCTACCTCAATGTTGCCGGTTACCGAAATGACTGCGATGTCCTTCTCACCGCCGATGAACTCACGGATCTGATCGACCAGCTGACCATCATCCGCAACGCGATGAGGGAGACGCGATGACGTTTCATTCTCGCCCGCGGCCGTCCATTCAGCATTTCCCGAAGCCGAAGAAGCCTTTGTTCCAGTCGAAACCGAAGGATGCGAAATGAGTGACCGTCTGCTTTATGACAAGGCTGCTGCCGCTGTGCAGTTGTCGACGAGTGAGAGGCGTATTGATGAGTTGCGTCGTGCTGGTGTGTTGATTGCGGTTCAGGATGGTCGTGAGTGGAAGTTCACGGCGGCTGAGTTGCAGAGGTATGTCGCAAGTTTGGACGTGTCCGCATGAGTGATGTTGTTGAGCGGGCCAAAGTTGCGCTGGAAGGCGTTGCCTACGGGCCGTGGGAGTTCGACTGCTCGGACGAGGGAATGCAGGCGGTGGGCGGGCCTGTCGTTTGGCTTGGCGACGGGGATTTGGGTTTCCGCGTTGAGGCCCACTACCAGGACGATAGGAATGCCGAGTTCGTCGCCCAGGCGCGCACTCTCGTGCCCGAGCTGGTCGCCGAGGTTGAGCGGCTGCGTCCCAGGGTGATTGAGACCGTCGAAGAACTCGACGCGCTGCCGGACTTCGTCGTCGTCCATGACCGGGTGAACACTGTCTGGGAGAAGGAATGGCATGGCGGTGAAGGCCCATGGTGGCAAACGTCTTCGGAGACTCCTCGATCCAGCGCTGACTTCTGGCTTCCCGCCCGTGTTCTTCACAACCCGGAGGCCGACAAGTGAGTACGTCTGCTCCTAAGCATCGGAGTGTGTGTCAACTGTCGGGTGAGGTTCGCCCGTCTGGGTTGTGGAAAGCGTTGGCGGAGTTCGATGCCCGTCAGTTGCGTGAGGCTGCGGAGTTGGAGGCGTTGCGTGAAGAAAACGCCCGCCTGCGGTGCCGGCTACAAGAACTGGGGGAGACAGCGTGAGCGATCCAGCAATCGAAGCGGTGGAGCGATCGCTGCCGTACGAGTACGAGGCCGACGAGGTCATGACCGACGTCGCGGTGCGTGTCGCCCGTGAGGTGTTGAAGCCGATCCGCGAACTGCACCGCCCTCGGTGGAGCAACTGCATCAACGCCTGCTGCAGCGGAGAGGACTGCCGACTCAGAGACCGCGTATGCGAACACTGCGAGGTCGATTGGCCCTGCGATACCGCCAAGCTGATTTACACCTCTGAGGAGCTTCGGTGAATCTTGTTGAGCGTTTGAATGCCAGGTTTAATAACGTGATTCATGACGGGCTTGCCTTGGTGGGTGCTGTGGTGGATCCGTGGCTGGCCAAGCTTGAGCGTCAGGCCATGAGCAATGCGTTGGGTCGGGATATCGGCCTGGATTACGCGGATGGTCTTGCGGCTGCGGAGGCTGAGGAAGAAGTCCACGAACCCGGATTCGTATCTGTCCGCGTCAATGCCGGTGGTGGTGGCGGTGGCATGTCGCCCCTGCAGGTGCTCGAAGATGTGTACTGGTGTTTTGAACACAAGATGACTCGCGGTCTGTGCCGTGACATGCACCAGGCCGCGTGGAAGTTGCATTCTTCTGCCGAACGTCGGGTTTCGGCAGACCCGTCACCCGTCTCGGTGGGTGACACTGGTCCCGGCGCGGGCATGGTTCCCCCGCCCCCCGCGCCGGGACCCTCCAAATGCACCTGCCCCACAGTGGAATGCGAACTCCTCGCCGAGGACATCTGCGATGAGTCTGAGGAAGCCGAACTGCTCGACGAGTTCATGGAGTTGGGGGAGTACCTGGACACCGCCACTGCGGAGGAACTCGCCGCGATGAGGCAGCAGCGTGAGGTGTCCGAGGGCGACTTGACGATGCGTATCGCCGAAGCGCGCTACACGTGGCCGCACTCCAAAGCAGCCGAGTCGTCTTCCCACTACATCGCCAAGTACCTGCTGGAGAACTACCGCATCACCCCGAAGTAAAGGCGGGCCGCCGCCCCGATTGCGCGGGACGACGGCCCTAACACCGGAAACACAACCAAGGAGAGGTTCCGATGCTAGATCGAGATTCTAAACCCTCATGGTGGGACAACCACCAAACAAACTGGGCTGACCTGCCCGTCACCCGCAACGCCCCCATGGCTGACCTGGACCTATTGAAGGAACTGGAGGACCTGGCGGAGCTGGTGTTGATCCACGCCGAGAGTGTGTCGTGGTTCCGCCCGTTCCTGCCGCCGCACCATTGGGAGAACGAACCCACGGTGTGGGAGCAGATGAACGGCGATGCCGTTGTCGGGTTGCTGCGTGACTACCTCACCGAGGGAGACGCAGCATGAACGCCCGCACCGTCGACCTCTTCATCATCTGGGCAGCAGTCATCGGTGTTCCGCTGGCCCTCGCCAACATGTCATTCGCCCTGTCTGACGATCGATTGGTGGAAGCTTCCATCCACGTCGTCATGGCTTTCATCTCAGCTTTCCTCGGTGTCCGCTCGTTGAGGCGCTTAGGTGGGGGTGAATGACCATGGCTCATTGGAAGTACTGGTGGACCATGCCCCTGCTCATCGCTGCGGGCATCATCGGCCCCGGACTCGCCGCACCAGATGCCCACGCCGACAACCTCAACGACCGGTTCATCGCCGTCATCGAATCCGAAGGCATCACCGGAGTCACCGACCGCGACGCCATCGTCGCCGCCAAAGCTGTCTGCCAACTGCTCAACGCCGGATACACCCCTGGCGAAGTTGAGCAAGAGGTGTACTACCAGACCGATCTGTATGCGTATCAGGCCGAGTTTTTCGTCGCCGCCGCAGAATCGGTGTACTGCCCGCAGCACCTCACCAACCAGGGGGTGGTGTAGGTGGCGAACTCACCGTTCATCCAACTGGCAGAAGTCCACACCAGTGACTGGCGTTCCCGCGCGATCTGCACCCACAAGGACGGCGACATTTGGTTCCTCAACGAATCCGGCCACTACACCAACGACGCCGCCCGCAAGATCTGCTGGGAATGCCCCGTGCAGCCGCAGTGCCTGCAGTGGGCGTTGAAGCACAACGAGTTGGGTGTGTGGGGCGGGTTTTCGGAGAAGGAACGCCAGCGCATCAAGCGTGGCGAGCTGGCACCGGTGAAGCCGGCCAGGTTCACCGACAAGAAATGTGAGCAGTGCGGCGACGTGTTCGAGCCTGTGACGCAGAGGGCACGGTTCTGCTCACCGAAGTGCAAGAAGCGTGCGGCGAATGCACTGCGGTCAGTGCCTTCCCGAAAGACCTGCAGCCACTGCGGTGGCGAGTTCATGGGCACGTATGCGCAGACCTGCTCGAATGAGTGCCGCCGGGCGCAGAGGTGGGGCGCATGACCGGCCGTGTCCTGACCCCCGTTGAGGTGGAGAAGGTGGCGTGGCTGACCCGCATGGGTTGGACCGCCACGCAGATCGCCGAACAGCTGGGCTGCCACCACCGCACCGTGCAGCGTGCCCGCGCGAAGACGGGTGTGGCGAAACCGAAACCCCCCGCCCTGTCTACGGAGATCCTGGAGGAAGCGGCGCGGATGCTGGCCGATGGTGCTTCGCAGAACGAGGTGGCCCGCACCTTGGGTGTTGGGCAGGCCACGATCTCGGCGCATTTCCGCGGCCAGGGTTGGACTCGTGAGCAGTCGATTGAGTGGATTTCGTTCATCCGCCGCTACAGGGGTGTCGCATGAGGCGGGGCGCGAAACTCCCGGAGTGGGTGGTGGAGCGGATCGTGGCGTTGTCGTGGAACGGTTGGACCACCGGCGACATCGCCAAAGAAGTCGGATGCTCCGACCGCACAGTGTCACGGGTGAGGGTGCGGCACGGCATCAGCCGCGGCGAATCCCACGACCCCATCCCTGAACATGTCCTGGCCCAGGCGGCCCGCCTGCTCGACGACGGCGCCTCCTACACGGACGCCGCGGCGACGGTGGGGTGCAGTCGAACCGCGTTGCGCCGCAAGTTCCCCGGTAGGGGTTGGGATCGTAAACAGTGCGCTGAGTGGCGGTCCATCATCCGAATGGAAAGGGCCATCGCATGACCCTGACAGATTTGACCCTCAAGCTCGCCGCAGCAGTGGAGGAAAAGCATGCGTGGAGAGACCTGGCACGGTGCGCCGAAGTGGACCCCGAAATGTTCTTCCCCGAGAAGGGTGGCAGCGCGAAGCCAGCCAAACGGATCTGCAGCCGGTGCGAAGTCGCGGATGAGTGCCTGGAGTGGGCTCTGGCGAATCGCGAGAACTACGGCGTGTTCGGCGGTTTGACGGCGAAGGAACGGCGTCCTCTGCTCAAAGCGATCGGTGAGGATCAGGTGGCATGAGCAACGGGAACAGGCTCACCCCAGAGCAGGTGCAGACGATTCTGTTGATGACTCGTGAGGGGTGTTCCGCCAAGCATATTGGGGAAGTGGTGGGTTGTTCGGCTCGGACGGTGGTTCGGGTTCGGGCGGCTGGTGACGCGCGTCTGGCGTCGCCGGATCAGTTTGTTCCGTTGAGCCAGGAGCAGAAAGATTTCGCCCAATATTTGCTTGATGACGGCGCACCCTATAACGAGGTTGCCCGCACGTTGGGTGTGAGCCGGACAACGGTCGAAAAGTATTTCCCTGGTTACGGGTGGTCGAAGAAGCAGGCTGCCGAGTTCATGGCTCTGGTCAAGAAGTTCCGCTGGTTGGAGGCTTCGTGATGTGCGTGTGCGGCCATAACCGGTCCCGTCACCGCTACCAGTGGGACAAGTTCCGGGGACGGTGGGACACGGGTTGTGACGCCACCAACTACCACGGCCCAGCCGGGCATGAACGCTGCCACTGCTCCGAATATCGAGACAAGGACGAAAACTGATGGTTGTTGATACACGGGTGATTACCGCGAGGGACGACGCGAAAGCCGGTGCGGCCGCCCTGGACGACGCGCGGTGCGCTTTGCATGAGTTGTTGTCTGAGGGGCCGCCTTTGCAGTTCCTGGACCGCGAAGCGCTGGAGTTGAACCTGGATGTGGTGAACAAGGCCCTGTCGCGTGTGGATGCGGTGATCGGGTCGTTGGACAGGATCGCAGACAGGTGGACGGCATGAGCGACCGCGCCGAAAAACTACTGAAGCGAGCGCAAGCCGCTGATTTCCTCCGAAGCAAGGGATTGCTGACCGACAAAGAGGTCGCTGACGTGATCCATCAGGCCGTTCATGACGCAACGAAGCCGGAGGCTGACGATGAGTGATCCTGCAGTAGAAGCCGCACAACGGGTGTTCGCCGATATGCCCGGGCTCGCTGAACCTATGGAGCAACCCGTATTCAGGGCGTTGCTGAATGACGTTGCAACGTCTGCTGCCCGCGAGGCGTTGAAGCCTATCTGCGCCGCATACGAGAACCTGAAGTACGAGTGCCACAACTCAACCAACCCCGGCATCCGGGCAGGACTCGCACTCGCCTTAGCCCGTCTAGCACCCCTGATCTTCGAATCCGAAGAGGACTGATCGAACAATGAGTGATCAAACACGTGTCGAATCGACTCTCGGGCAGATGTTTCGGGACCACTTCTTCGACGACACCTACCCGGAAGACGAAACCGAGTGCTGTGTTGAAGAGTTCCTGGAAGCGTTGAAAGCGAACCGCATCGCACTCGTAGAACTCCCCGAACCGATCGTCGACGAAGAGTGGGGCGACAAATACTGGCCCGTTCCGCAGGCTGATGAACGGCTCGGTGTTGATCACGGACGTATCCGAATCGATGAATGGCCTTCCGGCCCGCGTATCGGTTCGGTGTCGGTGCACACTCCGATTCGCCCGTGCAACGTGTTGCCCTACGTCGCCGCTCTTCTCGCTGCTGCTGCGGAGGTGACCGAATGAGCCTGTCTTTCAAACCAGCGACTCGTGAAGCGTCCTACGCGCGCATCGCACTGTCCGGGCCTAGCGGCAGCGGGAAAACCTACACCGCACTCGCGCTCGGAACCGCTCTCGCGGACAAGGTAGCGGTCATCGACACCGAACGCGGATCCGCATCAAAATACGTGGGGCTCAACGGCTGGCAGTTCGACACCGTCCAACCCGACAGCTTCTCCCCGCTATCCCTCGTGGAACTGTTGGGGTTGGCGGCTGGCGGAGAGTACGGCTGCGTCATTGTCGACTCCCTGTCCCACTACTGGATGGGTGTCGACGGCATGCTTGAGCAGGCCGACAGGCACGCCGTACGGGGCAACACGTTCGCCGGGTGGAAAGAAGTACGTCCCGACGAACGCCGCATGATCGACGCCCTGGTGTCCTATCCCGGTCACATCATCGTCACCATGCGGTCAAAAACCGAGTACGTCATCGAAGAGAACGAGCGCGGCAAGAAGACCCCTCGCAAGGTGGGCATGAAACCGGAACAGCGCGACGGAATCGAGTATGAGTTCGACGTTGTCGGCGACCTGGATCACGACAACACACTCACAGTAGTGAAGTCCCGAATCCACACCCTAGCCAAGGCTGTTGTGCCGATGCCGGGGGAGGAGTTCGCCCACCAGATCCGGGACTGGCTGTCGGACGGGGCGCGTGTCCCCACGGTGGCGGAGTACCGAAAACAAGCGCTGGCGGCCGAGACCCGTGAGGAACTCAAATCCCTCTATGACGAGGTGTCTGGTCACAAACTCACCGTCGCTCCGACTGTAGATCGGGACGGAAACTCCACCGTCCTGGGGGATCTGATCACTGATTTGGCCCGCGAAATGAAAAGGGCCGAAGCATGAGCCGCCGGTTTACGGGGTTTCCCCCGGAAGTCAAGGAACTGATCTGGGAGCGTGCTCACGGTCGTTGTGAACGCTGCGGAGAGTACGCCTCAGACGCTACTGCACACCATCGCAGGCCCCGTGGTCTCGGATCGTCTCGCCGCGAGGACACCAACCTTCCTTCCAACGCTGGTTGGCTCTGCGGTGCTTGCCACCGGCATGTGGAGTCGTACCGCACACAAGCGTTCGCCGAAGGCTGGCTTGTTCGTCAAACCCAATCCCCCATCCAGATTCCCGTCCTCTACCGCAGCCAATGGGTGCTGCTCGACGACGACGGAAACACCTACCGGATACCTAACCCTGTGGAGGCAACACAATGAACCTCACACCAGAACAACTCGAAGCGATCGCCTACATCGTCCTCGCATTCACCGGACCCCCGTCGCTGGCGTACTTCCTCGTGAAGGGGCTGTTCAGGTGATGTACACGGTTTCTGGGACGTGGCCCCATTACATCGTCACCGGTGGAACCGAACCACCGAAATGCTTCAACTCCACCGTCACCGCCGTCAAATACCTGGAACAGATTCTCCAGCAAGGAGACACCATCAACTGGCAGGTCCCATGATCACCGTTGCTTGCGCCGAATGCGCCCGCACCCAAGGCCGCCCCGTCACCGCCGAATTCACCACCACCGACGACGCTCAACACTTCATCCGCCGACACCACGCCTTTGCTGATCACAGAGCACACATCGAGGAAGAAGTCACCGCATGAAACACATCGTGATGTTCTCCGGAGGTATCGGTTCATGGGCCGCAGCGAAACGCGTCACCGACACGCACGGCCCCGAAAACGTGACCCTACTGTTCGCAGACACCGCCGGCAACAACCCAGAACCGTTCCTCGGAGAAGACCCCGACTGCTACCGGTTCATCCAGGAAGCCGCCACCCAGTTAGGCGCCCAGCTGGTGTGGTTGAAAGAAGGCCGCAACATCTGGCAGGTGTTCCACGACCGCAGATTTCTCGGCAACTCCCGCCAGGCGAACTGCTCCACGGAGTTGAAGCAGAAACCCTGCCGCGCCTGGCTCAACGAGCACTGCGACCCCAACGACACGGTCGTATACATCGGCATCGACTGGACGGAAGAACACCGCAAACCCGCCATCGAAAAAGCCTACGCACCGTACAAGGTGGGGTTCCCGATGACCGAACCCCCGTACATGGATAAGCAGCAGATGATCGACTGGTGCCAGTCCACAGGTGTCGCCCCGCCGAGCATGTATCGGGAAGGCTGGGCGCACGCCAACTGCCAGGCCGGATGTGTCCGCGCAGGCAAAGCGCACTGGCGCAAACTGCTCACCCTCTACCCCGAGCGGTATTTGTTCCACGAGCAGAAGGAACAAGAACTCCGCGACTATCTGGGTAAGGATGTGGCGATCCTGTCGGACTCCACTTCCGATGATGATCCGAACGATATCGGCGGGTGTGGTTGCTTCACCGCTGAAGAACTCCCCGAAGACAAAGGGTCGAAGAAGGTTCCGCTCACGTTGCGGGCGTTCCGGGAACGCATCGAATCGGACACCCAGGAGCAGTTGTTCGACCTGGGTGGTTACCTGTGAGTGATTGTTTGTTGTGTGATCATCCCCGCTCCACCCACACACCCCAATGCCGAACCCGGCTGGGTGTGGATGCGGATGACATGACCCGGTACACGCAGTGCCTATGCCCAGGATTCGAAGGCACAGAAGAAGAGGAAGACACGTGGCTGGACTGAAGTGGATTCGACTCGAAACTACCCTCTTTGAGAATCCTAAGTTGCTCTACCTCCAAGAGGACAAGCAGTACAGAACGATCGTTTCCTACCTCCAAGGTATGTGTTACTCGGGTCGACATGGGCTCGCAGGGTTCGTCCCGAAAGCCGCTCTCAGGGTCATCGGGGCTACGCAATCTGATGCCACACGTCTAGTAAGAGAAGGGCTTTGGAACCCCGCCCCTGGTGGATGGCAGATCAATGGCTGGGATGAGTACCAACTGTCAAACGAGGAAGCGGTAAGGCGCAGCGAGAAGGCCAAAAAGGCTGCTGCCGCCAGGTGGGCTCAGAGGAACGGTAGGCAGTTCGATGACCTCTCCATCTGATGCTCCAAGCATTGCTACAAGCATTAAAGGGTTGCAGTCCTTGGGGTTATGCAAGTCGAGCAATGCACGTACGTACGCACGTACTCACAAAGAACTACTCACCTTTGGTCTCTCTTCTTACGTTAGTCAACGCGCGCAGGGGGTAGAAAGATTTTGATCCACAAAGGGGAGGAACCAACCGCCTTCGGCGATGTCCTGACGGACATCGGCCCCGAGTTGCGGCCACACGACTGCGGCAGGTTCGACGTCAGGCGCACTCGTCACACAGAGGACCGCCAACCGATTCCGCGATGGCTGCGGCTCAAGGTTTACAAGCGAGACCACTTCCGCTGCGTATGGTGCGGATCATCTGACCGTCTAGAACTCGACCACATCGTTCCGTGGTCAGCTGGCGGCCCGGACACGATCGACAACCTGAGAACCCTGTGCAAACCGTGCAACAGTTACCGGTCCAACCGCGGGTACTCGCTGGATTTGTCGGCTCGTGGAATCTCGCATGGACGGGAGTGCGTGAACTGCAACCCGGAGCGGGTTCTAGGTCATCCACAAGCGGAAGGGATCTTCTGCACACGGTGCGAGATCACCGCAGTGGGTCTTTCGCATCGTCCGCTTGAAACTGCCTATTTCCGAGGCTATGTGACGCTCGATGAGGCCAAGGAGGCGATGTGGGATCGCTGGCGTGAAGAAGACGATCTCGAAGGCGGTGCCTGGCTGATGAAGGACTGGCGTGGGACGACGATCCATCAGGAGTCGTTGAAGGTTGGGTGTCGTGATTGTCGGGCTGGGGTGGGTGAGCCGTGTGTGGTTCGGGATGGGAAGGGCCGGGTGTTGAAGGTGTTGGAGGCGTTTCCGGCTCATTCGCACAGGATCGCTGACGCCCGCTCTGCGGGTTCCCAAGGCACTGACACCAACCTTGCCCTGAAAGTCGCTCCACGTGGCGTACAGCCCCCAGAAACAACACCAGGAGACGAACAGTGAGCCTCACAACGAAGGAACTGCTGGCGCTGCTGCAGCGCCACTACATCAAGCCCGGTGCGCCGCTGCCCGGCGGGATCTTTCTCCCCGAGGTCGGTTGGAACGGTGCATCCGGCGGCGGATGTGACGCCATCTACGTGGGCTTCACCAGCAGCAGTGGCCGCATCCTCATCGGACATGAACTCAAAGTCAGCCGCTCGGACTGGCTCAACGAGCTGAACAAGCCCGGTAAGGCTGACGCGTGGGCCGACCAGTGCCACCAGTGGTGGTTGGTTGTCTCGGATCCGTCGATCGTCCACGAAGGCGAGTTGCCTGAGGGCTGGGGTCTGATGTCGCCTGGGAAGTCGAAGACCCGCATGGCAGTGCACGTCAAGGCCAATACGAAGACAGACCACACGCCGTCCTGGACCGCCGTCAGATCGATCATGGCCCGCCAGGACACCCTGCGGGCGAACGCCATTCACAACGCCAAGAACGAGGCTTATCAAGCGGCCTCAGCTGAAGTTGAGGAGCGTGTTGAGCGCAGAGTCAACGACGAACTGACCCGCAACTCCCACAACGACAAGATGGTTCGAACCCTGCAGGACCGGATTCGCCAGATCGAACGAGCGCTCGGCCACAACTTCAACTGGGGCGACCAGAAATACTGGTTCTCCAATCAGGTCACGGTCGGTGAGATTGAACAGATCCGGCACGTCCTCGAAGAAACCCGGTCCGTGAAGTCCGCGGTGTCTCGGATGAGCATGCTGACCCGCAGGTTTCCTCTCGATGAGATGCAGAACGTCATCAATACTCTCAAGCCGGTTCTGGCCGAGATCGATGAGGCCGTTGTGGCGCATCAATCTGCGGAGCGTCAGCGTCCGCTCACGTTGTTCGGGGAGGGCGCGTGACGATGTTCGTATCGAGCCCGGATGATCCGCGTGTCCAGGAGGCGGTGTCGTGCCGGTCGTGTGACATCTGCAAAGCCCCCAAAGGCAAACCCTGCTCCAACACGATTCGTCCGGGGAAGCCGCTGCCCGGTCGGGTCATCCACTTCGGGCGGCTCACAGACAGAAACCGAGAAACGAAAGGCGACGAATGAACAACCCCATTTACGGCATCTACTGGACTCGCGAGGGGATCGAACCGGGCGAACATGTCTATAGCCATGAGATCGACTGGAAACTCGACTCCGACTACACCGAGGTCCGCCGTGAGTTCGACGGGCGCGAGGACAAGTACTGGCCTTCGGCGCTGTTCTCGGCGGAGATCACGAACATGACACTCGTGGAAGAAGGCAGATGCCCCGCGTATTTGGATGATGTTGCTGCCGAGGGGGAAGACAAGTGAGCGGCGACATCAACGCCGAAGGCTTCATCCGCTACGGCGGTGACTGCACTTGCGGCGCGATCTACACCTATGGCGGACACGCGGAACCTGGCTCATTTGATCCGTTCTGCCCCGACCACGGAGAGGCTGCGGTTGTGGCTGCAGGGGAGGAACACCATGGCTGACGGGCGCACCTCGCGACACCTCACCGAATGCGTACTGGCGGGAATCCCCGTCAAGAACGGCAAGATCCAGCGCCACCCGTACCAGAGGGACATCCAGTCAGGCGCGGGGAACTGCGTCTGCGGGCGTCATTACGTGCACACCATCCATGCTGCAGGGGAGGAAGCGTGAGCAGCGAAGCCCAGAACGTGATCGCCGAGGCGATGGACAAGCACCGTGTCGAACGCTGGTCTATTTCCAACGCGGACGGGTTCAGGTGGTGGACCCACTGTGTGGGGTGTGGATGGGAAAGCGAGTCCCGCACGTCGAACGCGGAGTGGGAAGAACTGATGCACGCCGATGAGGTGGCGCATTTGTCGGTGGAGGTCGATAAAGCCCTCGGAGGACTCAGGCCTGAGTACATCGCACGACACGAGTCCGGCGGCGGGACCATCCACGGAACGCGTGTGAACGCTGAGATTGCGATGCGCTCCTACGTGGTTTTCCCTCCCGGTGTCGATGATCCCGGTTCAGGCAGATTGACCGGTATTGAATCCCGTTGGGTGTCGGGATGGAGCGAGGCATGAGCGACGCAGACACTGCACGGAAGAACGGCTGGAAGGTCGGAACGCGACTCGCCGGCGACGAAGGCCGCGGCGAAACGATCATCGAGATCACCGCGATCGGTGAGGAAAAAGTGCTGGCGAAAACCATCACCCATGCGGGCCGACCGGCGCCGTACGGGGAGTCACTGTGGACCTTCATGTTCCGGGATTGGCGGGAGGTTCCGCGGTGATTCAGGTTCATTGCAGGGAGTGCAACCGTGTGTGGGACCAGAGCTGCACGGATTGCGCTGAATGGAAAGCGGACCGTCACTCGATCAACACGGGGCATACGGATATTCACATCATCCCGGACACCACACCACCGCCTGTGCGGGTGGGGCAGGGGTGGGCGGAATGGCTCACGAAAGGAAAACCATGACCAACGAGTTACGTGACGTACTCACAGAAGCCCTCGCCGGACACCAGCCGGAGAATTACGGATTCAACTGCTCGGGGTGTAACTGGGAACCGGCCAACCCAGGCGTCACCGACGCCGCCGAGTTCGCCGCGCACCAACTTGACGTTCTCGATGCGGTTCCTGGTGTGGCGGTAATCCAACTACCCGAACCCGCCGAGGCTGTGACGATGCAGGACTGCGCGGGATCGGGGAAACCGTTCAAGCCCGGCACTCTAAGCCGCGACGGCGAGGTCGCCAAATGCCCTGCGTGCGGGACCAACCGCTACGTCCGTGACGACGGCAGTATCGAGCCCCATCAGGTGCCCGTTGCTGCTGTTCTGGCCGAGGGGGAAGACAACCATGCCTGAACAACCCATCGAATCGACCGAGGTGCTTGCCAGCGATGACGTGTATCGCGCGGCGTTAGTTGCTCTTCGCATGTGGCGTGAAGTCGGACGTGGCAGGGAGAACTGGCGGGAGTACCGCGATATTGCGGTGGAGTGGCTGCGATTGGCTGCGGATCGACTGGAGGCTGTGCAGTGAGGGATGTTGTGGAGCGCGCGAAAGCAGCACTGGAAGCCCTGGGTGACAAGGGGCCGTGGACTATCGACTCCGAAGACGGCGAGCCGATTATTCACGAAGCTCACCACTACGACTCGACGGACGAGTGGTACGACGTGGACGGGGCGAACGGCGGGTGGGTGGCGCACTGCGAAGACCTCCCGGTGGCAGAGTTCATCGCCCAGGCGCGTTCGTTGGTTCCCGAGTTGATCGCCGAAGTCGAACGACTCACAGCGGCGCTCGCCGAACTGCACCCCGAAGGCAGTTACCGCGAGTACGTGCCCGCCTACCGCGCCGAAAACGGCAACGTCATCCCGATCGGGTCGACCACGGTCTTAGCCGAGTTCGCCGAGAAGGACTGCGCTCAGTTGCGGTCACCCGAAGACCGAACCGAAATCTTCGTCGCCTACAGAGATACGCCGCGATGGTCTCCGGTCGCCCACCTACCCGAGGAGTCTTGATGCCCGCCCCCGACAACACCGACCCCACACTGAGCAACATCAGTGTCAACGGAGAGCGTCAGACGTGGCAGCAGCTCTACGAACGCGAGAAGGCCAGATGCATGGAGCTTGAGACGTATCAGATCATGCTCAGCGACCTCGACCGCAACGAAAACGGACGGCACCAGGGCGACAGCGACGGCTACGACCCCACTGGCCGGTCACAAGGTAATCCACACCTGAAAACCGGTGACGTGATCGGCTATTCACTCCACGGGACATGGAAGTACGTCGTACCCGAACCGCGGCGGCGACATGACATTAACGCGTGGCGAGTAAGGGCTGTCCGGTGACTGACACCGACCTTGTACCTGCCCCCGAACGGAGCTGGCGATGAGTGATTTCCCGTCCGCTGAGCAGCAAGCCCGCGACCTACTCGCACAAGTCATCTGCAACGAACGGTGGGGGATCGATGGGCAGATCCATGATCCGACTGGCTGGGATCGCGGCACGGCGGACGCTGTTCTAGCCGCTCTTGCGCCGACCTTCGCTGAGGTGTCTCGTCTCCGGGCGCAGGAAACACGAATCCGAGAACTGTGCGCGGAGCCGAAAGAAGCCAAGTGGTTGCGCGAAATCTCCCGCAGTTTCAGCGGCCAGCCAATCTGTCAGCACACAGTCCTGGCCGCCGACGTTCTCGCTGCACTGGATACCGAGGGGGAGCGATGAACGGCAAACGCTGGTGGCTGAAAGTCGCGGGTGAAGACGGATCAACGATGACATGGCCCGATCCAACCGACCCCACAAGCCTTGAGTGGCGGTTGCGGTACGCACCGGACACCATCACACCCGCCGACCATCTCGCACTCGCGGCGTTCGTTCACGCTTACGTGCATCTGTTCGTGCTGCCCTCGCGGCTGCGAAACCTACGAGTCCGCCAGGTTCGCGCAGCGCTTGCTGACATGCCTACCGAGGGCGAGGACAAGTGAGCACTCCTGAGCGTGCGGCGCTGGTTGAGCGGGCCGCGCAAGCGATCTACGAACAAACCTCCGCCGGCAAGTTGTTTCCTTGGGACACCCTGACCGAGACGCACAAGGTGCAGTGGCGGGCCATGGCGGATGCTGCGTTTGATGTCCTGATCGACGCCTGGGCTCCGCCGTTCTAGCCGCATGCCTAAGTCTCCTGAAACCCCGTCCGAGCATATTGAGTTCGCTCGGGAAGAAGCCCGCACTGGTGCGTACGAGTCCAGCCCAGACGCACGCTCTGATCGCTATCGCCCAACTACTAGCCGAAAAGGACCAACAATGAGCAACCTTCGCCTCCCCTGCATGGACTGCGGGGAACCGATGAGCCGGATCTACCCGAACGCCCGCGAGGAATTGGCGTGGGCGCACACCTCACTGGAGGACGCGGAGCTGTGCCCTCGTGACCGATCGGTCCGCCCTTGGCCTATGCCGAAACTGGAGGACCAGCCTTGAGCCTGTCTGTGATTCTTGCTTCCCAGGCTCGTTTCCTCGTTGAGAGCCCTGTTTGTCCGGCTTGTTTCCAGCCCCGCACCGAGCATTCCACCGACTGCAAAGGACACCACAAATGAGCGACCCGCAGTCAACCCGTGACCGGTTGATCGCCAACATCGAAAACACCATCTGGAACGCACTCGAACAACAAGACGGACCATGGGTCGACCGCGAAATGGGCATGGTCGACGCGTCCGGCGCTGGCCTCGACATGACCGCTGTTGCTGCTGCTGTCGCGGACATTTTCGTCGATTCTGAAGACGACTGTTCGTGGTGCCACAGTCCGTGTGCTGTAGGTGGATGGTCTGAACCGGTCGATGTCGGGTCGATTGTGCAGTCTGAACCCAACCAGGAGGGGGACAACAAATGCGAGAGATAACCGTCTACGAAGAAGACGACCCCAGTCACATGTTCGGCTTCTGCGACCACGTCAACCGCGTCACCGTCTTCGAGGTCCGCAAAAGCGGTGTTGGTTATGACCTGATCATCGATGGGCAGCTTCCCGAATTTGTGTGGGTCAACGGCAAGATTCACCAGCTCTTGACGGATGAAGACTTGGCAGGACAGATGCCAGACGACCCAGGAGGGGAAACGAATGCGAATGACTGATGCTCGTGTGGCTGCGTGGATCGCCGCGTGGGACAACCTCAATCAGGTAAACGAAACTTTGAAAGCTCAATACAGTCGCAGTCGCGGCCGCATCGAGGACCCCGACGAGTACCGCGCTGTACTGCAAATGAGCGCAGACATCTACACCCACCTCGCCGACGTCCCAGCAGAGGTCGGCGTTGCCGCAGCGGAACTACTTGAACACCGCGAGAAGGAACTTCAGGAACAGGAAGCGATGTTTAGGAAGGCGTTCGACGAATGACCCAGCCGATCGACACCGATACCCATGTGGAAACACCCACCAAACCCAAACACATGAACCCCAACAAACGCTGAACACCAAGGTAAAATCCGAATCTTGGAGGTGCCCATGAGCGACAAACCTCATATTCTTTACCGCTTCTACAACGCGGAAGACGATCTTCTCTACATCGGAATCACAAACAACCCGAGAAGCCGATTCAACCAACACCACGCCGACAAAGCATGGTTCAAATCAGTCGCCCGCTCCACGATGCAACACTTCGCCACCCGCGCTGAGCTCGAAACCGCAGAGGTAGCAGCGATTCAATCGGAGATGCCGCGATACAACGTCGCGCACGTAGTCCACAACAAGGGAGAGCTTCGACCCAAGTCAATATCCCGACGACCAATCAGTCCCGACGCCAATAAATTCCAGGCCCCGGACGCCATCACAAGCGACGCTCCGACTGTTGAAGACCGCGAAAACCGCATGGACGAGATCGAAGAACAGATCTCCCGAATCCCCAGGCTCATCCCCGGCGAACGATGCCCCTCCTGCGAAATGATCCTGCTCGCACTCGAATACGACGGATTGGTGAAATGCCTCAACTGCTTGAACATGTGGACACCCGACGAACTTCAGGAAACCCTATGACCCAACCAGCAGAGGATGGCAACCTCCCCGCCGCCAAAACCAGACTCGGAAACGCCATCTCCGCGCTCATCGACCCAAAACCCGAATACACCGAAGGTGCCACCAGATGGCGCGACTCCCTCTACGACCAACTCACCGAAGAAATCCCCGGCTCCCAAGGCAACGCCTCCCGCATTCCGCAATCCTCACCACCCCTCTGCATCGATGCCGTCGAACTCAAAACCGAAATCGACGCCACCGTCGCAGCATGGGAACCCTCAAGCTACTGGGTGTTCGGACCCCCATACCCCGTTCCACAACGCGACCTCACCCGCGAACACACACCACTAACGGTGCTACGCCTCCAACTATTGGAACGACGCCCATGGCGGCCCCAAGACGCCCACGGCATCGAACAAATCTCCGGAAGGATCGAAGCCTGGTGCGAATCCATCAAAACGATGCTCAACCCGCCACCGAAATGGTCACTCCCAAACCCGTGCCCAGCCTGCGACACCGCCATCGTGTACCGGAAGAACTCAGCCGGCGAAACCGTCCGACAACCCGCACTCCAAATCGGCCCATCAGGATGCGTCTGCCAAAACTGCCACCACGAATGGGGACCGCAACTGTTCCAGCACCTCGCCAACGTTCTGGGCTACGAACTACCCGCAGGAGTCCTCGAATGAGAGACACGCCAACCTCCCCACATCCCCTAGCTTGCTTGCGACATGCAGATTCATATGCCATCATTGGGTCGGCAAGTGAAGTGTGCCCAAAGCCCGAAGACCTCCACAGGTTCGGGCTTTTATTCATTCCCGGGGAGGCCAACCATGAGCACCTTCCCCGCACCCCGCACGCTCACCGAACGCATCCAAGGCGCGCACCTCAACCTGAAACTCGCACGGCAGGCAGGCAACCCGGACATCATCGCCGCCGCTGAACGCATACTCGACCAGCTGCTTGACCGGTTACCCCGCCCACACGCCAGGGAGAGACAGAACCACCATGTCTGACTTCACCGAGATCGGTAAAGCTGCCGCGAAGGTTTTCGAGGACGGTATCCGCGCGATGATCGCGCAGGAACTCGACGCACGCGGCGTCAAAGGACCGTCCACTGTCGTCAACAACAACGTGACGACGTACTCGCTGCCTGATTTGCAGGACGCGCAGTACATCGAAGTCAAGCGTCAGGGCGGCGGTGGTATCGGCGCTCGGGGAGCCTGACGAATGCCGCTCAAGCATTTACGATGCTGCCCGGAGCCTTGCGGCAAGGTTCGTTTCTCGGCGTGCAGCAAGGCTTGCCGACTCCCGAATGATATTGATCCGGAGTCGTGGCGTATCAACTTGCAGGACGGGGCCGGCACAATCGGCAAGGCCCAGCAGTGACGGACGACGAAAAGACCGAACAGCTCCGCAAGGAAGCATTCGCATCCCTCGAAGACACCATCGCCAAATTCGCGGACCTGCAAAACCAACACAACGCAGTGACCGACACAGGCGCAGAGATGGCCGTCGATGCCGTTCTCCTCATCGGCATGCAATACCTCGATGACGACGGTGACCGCGGCGGCTACGTGAACATCATTCCTCGTGGTGGTTGGCAGCCCGGATACATCACTGCGGGTCTTCTGTCGATGGCCCAGGCGAGAGTGGTGGAGAGCCACACATGCAGTGGGCAGGACGACTGATGAAACCCGGCGACATTGACGTCATCGCCTCCGCCGACGATGAGCAACAGGTCATCGACAACACCCTTGCTGATCTCGGCTTAACCTTCGATGAGCTGGCGGAAGAAGCTGAAACGCGCAATTTTTCAACCGTTGAGGCTAGGTTAGCGTGGTTGTTGATAGGTGAGCTGTATTACAGCCGGCCTATCGGTGGACAAGCCTTCGGGCGGGATGAGTGATGTTGCCATGAAACGCCGCGCGGCCCGGATCATGCGACGCCTAGCACGCCGCCTCATCGCCGTGTCCCGACGGTTGGACCCACCCAAAGACGAAACCCGCCTGTACACAGGCAACATCACCCAAGCCATCCTGGACCGTATCGAAACCGCCCCACCGTGGATGCGTCAGTCCCTCACTGTTCCGGATCCTCCGTGGGAATACCTCGACCTGTACCGGCCACCATCACTACTCACACGCATCTGGTGGTGCCTGCGCGGCTAGACCCGCGTCACATTCCCGCACTGATCCACCGCTAGGACGAACCGTTTCTCTCCACCAGTCAGTGCGATGACAAGCCACACCGGCAGCCACAAACCGCACAGCAGCACCGACACCAGCAGGTGCAGTACATGGTTCACCCGCTGACCGGTAACAACTACCGCCGTGTACGGGGTCACCGATTCGATGCGGCCACGCGAACGGGCCAGCTCCGTCGACACATACTCCTGTAAGCGTTGCTGACGCACCGGGTCCGGCACCGGAACGGTCGACACCACCACCGGTGCCGCTGCCTGGTCTTGGGCGACCCTCACCGCTGTGACCACACCACCCACCAGCAGGCACACACCTGCCAGGGTGAACAACTCCACCCACGTCACCGCGGCAAGCAGGAACGCCACAAACGAACCCGCAACCAAACCGGCCGGCAGCGCGAACCGCTCAACCAGTACCTGAGAATCCCCACTCATAGCAGGTGACGGTACAGCAGTACGCCCACAAATTTGCATGGACTGGACAGGATGAATAGCAAACCACCAGATCTGTCGATCCTGATCTGCTCCGTCTCCGAGCGGCATGACAATTTCGCTATCGCCATTCAACGCCAGATCTACAATCAGATCGCGAAGCTTGACGACCCCACCAGGGTTGAGGTTCTCGTCCTCACCGACACCCGCTCCATGAGCATCGGGACGAAACGCAACCACCTAGTACGGATGGCATCAGGCCGATACACCGTCTTCGTTGATGATGACGATGAGGTCGCAGACAACTACGTTTCCGCGCTCCTGAAAGCCGCTGAATCTGGTGCGGACGTTTTGACGTTCCAGCTGGAATACCGGCTGAACGGAATCAAACGGTGGATCACGAGACAATCGATCCGATACACCGACGATCACGTCAACAAACTCAACACGCCCCGCCACACCAGCGCTGTTCGCCGCGACATCGCGTTGGCGTTGCCGTTCGTGGAATCGTCTTACGGTGAGGACGCGGACTGGGCCAAACGACTCCTGTCGGTCGCTAAGACAGAACGTGTCATCAACGAAGCCCTGTACATCTACTGCGATGTACCCGCCACATCAGTGGCACGCCAGTACGCCGCTGAACACAGCCCCAACGCTTACCGGCAGTGGCTGGATGCGCAACCCAAACAGGACTACAGCCTTGGTCGCCGCCTCGGCAACCAGATGACGTCCACCCTGCAGCATGCACTCTCGCTGCAACCCAAGGGCACGGCACTGGAGTTCGGCGTCGGGCAGGGCAAAACGTTGCGCATGATCGCGCAACAAATGCCGGTCGTCGGGTTCGACTCATTCCAGGGGCTCCCGGATGATTGGGAACCAGGCAGGTTTGAGAAGGGCCACTTCGCCTGCGAACCACCCCAGGTCGACAACGCAACCCTCGTGGTCGGGTTGTTCGAAGACACACTGCCAACGTTCACCTTCCCCGACGACATCGGCTTGGTGCACATCGACTGTGACCTGTACTCCAGCACCATGACCGTGCTCAACCACCTTGAGCCGCATCTGCGGCCAGGCTGCATTCTGGTGTTCGACGAGTACCACGGCGCCCAACGCTGTGTGGATCACGAGCAACGCGCCTTCCGGGAATGCGCCGAACGCACCGGCATCAAATGGACTGTGATCGGTCACGGTCCCGAACAGTGGAGCATCCGCCTCTCATGACTACGGTCGCCTTCATCATCCCTTTCCGGGACCGCGGGAAGGATCCACGCCGGCCGGCGAACCTGAAACGCGTCACCGAACACTGGAACACCTGCGGACAACAAGTCCTCGTCGTCGACGACGGACGCACCGGAGACGCCCAGTTCAACCGCAGCGCCGCCTACAACCGCGCCACCGCACAAACCGACGCTGACGTTCTGGTGTTCACCGAAAGCGACCTGATCGTCCCATTCGCCCAAATCGAACAGGGCATCAAACTCGCTGTGTCCGCTCCGGGTTTGGTGGTGCCGTTCTCCAGGTTCATGGCCATCACCGAACACGACTCGATCGCCGTGCGGGAACACCGACTCGAACCGGCAGCCGCCGACGCCCACCAGATCCGCAAGGACCGCAAGTCCATCGGCGCCGTCAACATCGTCTCCCGCCAATCCCTCAACCTCATCGGCCAATACGACGAGGGTTTCGAAGGCGCCTGGTACGACGACGACGCCATGGAGTTAGCGTTCCGTGTCTGCTGCGGACCAACCCGCTTCGTTGACGGCCCCGGCTTCCACCTCTACCACCTGTCCGGTGGAGGAGGCGCACACCTGACCGCCGCGGACAAAGCGGCAACCGAACGCAACAAGCAACGCTTCGAACGGTATCTGCAAGCCACCACACCCGAACAGATCCGGGAACTCACCGCCGGATGAGGTACGCGATCGGCATCGTCGGCCACACCTCACGCCTCACCAAAGCTGAGGCACTGGCCGACACAGTGCAAGCCGACTACCTGTCCATCGACGACGGCACCCTCGGGTGCGAGGGCAACCACCGCAAGGTGTGGACCCACCTCGCCCAACGAGACACGGACTGGACAGTGGTACTCGAAGACGACGCAGTCCCCTGCAACAACTTCCGCGAGCAACTCACCCAAGCACTCACCGCCGCACCCACACCCACCGTCAGCCTCTACCTCGGCCGCCAACGCCCATACGCATACCAACACCGCATCGAAGCCACCATCACCACCCCCGCATGCTGGCTCCTCGCCCCACGACTCCTCCACGCAGTAGCAGTCGCCATCCACACCAACCACATACCCGACATGCTCAACAGCCTGCCGCCCCGCACATCCATCGACCGCGCCATCAGCACATGGACCGACACCGTCGCCTACACCAACCCCTCACTGGTCGACCACAGCGACAACGGCACCGTCGCCCACCCGCCCGGCACCCGCCAACCCGGCCGCGTCGCCTGGCGGTTCGGCACCCGCGACCGGTGGACCCGCGACGCCGTGCACCTCTGACCAGACCAAACGCGAAAATGCCCCTGACCTGCGGAAACGCGGCGGTCGAACGGGCGTTCGAAGGGGTGGGGGGGTCCCCGACCCCGACCCCCCGAGAGCCCCTCAGGGCAT